GGGAAATGATGGCCGAACCTCATGGAGAAGCTTGCAGCTTATTGCCATATTTTCCAGGTTACAAATATGAGAATGGCATTTCTACATATCGTGGGGAAGAAGTTGGTGAAGGCGGTTATGTATACGCTAAACCAGGCATGTATGGAAATGTGGCATTGCTGGATATCGCTTCAATGCACCCGCACAGCACCATTGCTGAGTGTCTGTTTGGAGTCAGATACACAACAGCATATAGAGAAATTGTCGAGGGACGTGTATCCATCAAACACGAGGCTTGGGATATCGTCAACGGTATGCTTGGTGGTAAGCTTACAAAACATATCGAGAGGGTTAAGAATGGCGAGTTGACATCCAAAGATCTTGCTAATGCACTCAAGACTGCAATTAACTCTGTATACGGTCTTACATCAGCCAACTTCGATAATCCATTCAGGGATATTCGTAACAAAGACAATATCGTTGCCAAACGTGGCGCACTGTTTATGGTGGATCTCAAGCATGAGGTACAGAAACGCGGGTTCACTGTCGCTCATATTAAGACGGATTCCATTAAGATTCCGGATGCTACACCAGAAATTATCAAATTTGTTATGGACTTTGGTAAGCGATATGGTTACACATTTGAGCATGAGGCTACTTACGACAGAATGTGTCTCGTAAACAATGCGGTTTATATTGCCAAGTATAAAGACCCAGATGAATGTGTGGCTATGTACGGATATGCTCCAGGAGATAATAAGAAGCATAAGAATAACCCATGGACGGCTACCGGTAAGCAGTTTGCGGTTCCTTATGTATTCAAGACTTGCTTCAGTAGGGAACCTGTGACGATCAACGACATGCGAGAAACTTTCTCAGTGAAGTCAGCTTTATATTTGGATATGAATGAGAAGTTACCAGATGTATCTGAATATGAGAAGAAACTTGAGAAGCTGGAATCCGACTATAAGAAAGGAAAAATTCTGGATACGACTTTTGAACCAGAGGCAATGGCTTTACAGGAAGAGATTAGTAAGGGTCATAATCTGAAATTTGTTGGAAAAGTTGGGGAATTCTGTCCGGTTAAACCTGGCAAAGGTGGCGGAGTTCTCGTCAGAGAGCAGAACGGTAAATTCTATGCAGCCACCGGAACAACCGGATTCAGATGGCTCGAAGCTGAAATGTTGTTGAAGAAATCCGAAGGAATGGTGACAGTTATCGATCCGGATACTGGGAAAGAGAAAAAGGTATCTGGGGCAGAACTGATCACTGGTAATGATGGCATTATCGACCGATCATATTATGACAAACTTGTTAATGATGCCATTGAATCTATTTCTAAATACGGTGATTATGAATGGTTTATATCGGAAGATCCGTATATTCCTAAAGAAAAACCATTGCCGGATTTCATGAATATTCCGGAGGACGCTGGTGAAGAAGTAGAGTTACCGTGGAATTGATATTCGCGGAGAAATCCTTTCCTATTATGAAAGGAGTGATTTCATGAAGCATTATTTAAAATCCAAAGATGGTGAGATTAAATACACAGTGGACATGTATTGTGAACATCCGAATATGAAAAACAATAACACGGAAAGTGTTGGGTGTAACGGTGCTTGCAGTGAATGTAAATATGGTATGGCGACCTTATCACTCAAGGATTTCTACGAAATAATGAAGTACGCGAAAATCGGCTTCATTCAATAAGTAAACTGAGAGTCTTGGCTAGAAATAGCTGAGGCTCTTTGTTTTATACAAAATTATATTTATTTAAAGGAGATTAAAAGAATTATGGAACTGACATTTGCACCAAGAGACATTTTACAGATTAACGACGCAAGAATCATTTACAGAAACCTCAGAGGAGAGGGAAGCAAATTCAATCGTGAGGGGGACCGCAACTTCGCAGTGGTTATTCCAAACCAGGAGCTTGCTGATGAACTCATTGATCGTGGCTGGAATGTGAAAATCAAAGAACCGAGAGACGAAGGTGAAGAGCCATTCAGATATCTTCCGGTTAAAGTGAAATTCAATGATCGTGGACCACAGGTATATTTAGTATCCGGTAATGCACATAGAGAACTGAGCGAGGATATGGTATCCATCGTGGATGAGATTGATATTCGCTCCGTCAATCTGGATGTAAGACCGTATGACTGGGAAGTCAATGGTAAAACTGGTCGTACCGCATATCTGCAGTCTATGGAGGTCATTCAGGAGATCGACAGATTTGCAGCAAGATATGCTGAGGAAGAAAGCCCAGAGGAGTAAATTACAGTAGGAGGAATGGGATTATGAATTTCGGTCAGGCACTTGAGAAAGTGAAAAATGGAGAAAAGATTTTCCGACATGGATGGAATGGTAAAGGAATGTTTGTCGTGTATCAGAAGGGGTATCCAAACGGAATCCCATGTAATATGCAGACTGCAAAAGCTTGGGGGCTTAACGAAGGAGATTTGTTTAAATGTGAACCATATCTGCAGATCAAAATGACTAATGGTAGCCATGCGATGTGGGTTCCAAGTATCAATGATATTCTCGCTGAGGATTGGGACTATATTCACTGATTAGAGGAGTGATATTTATGAGTGACGGAGCAAAAATTGTTATAGCCGGAATCATGGCTTATACAATATATAGAGTCGCAGGAAAGTGTACGGACGCCAGGATCGCGATAGCCGCGATGAAATGTGGCGTCACTATGAAATTGGAAGAAAAGGAGAAATGATTATGAATACTTATTGTGATTTATGTGCAAATAAAGACCATAAGGAAACGTGCAGAACTTGTGTTAGTGGTATCCTTCACACGACAACAGACGGAGCTGTATATAGTTTGCCGTCGAATTACTCACGTGTTTTTAAGCCGATAGTGCCTTCTCTCGATGCTGATGCTTTGAAAGCTACGATCAACAAACGATTCGGGACGGGTCTTGCGGTATCATCATATCAGAAAGTTATGTCCAAAATCAAAAACGTCATCTTCAATGGTCCGGCTACAATTGTATTCTGGAACGACGGTACCAAGACCGTTGTAAAATTCGGTAAGGACGACACATTTGATCCGGAGAAAGGTCTGGCTATGGCGATTTCTAAATACTTCTTTGATAATGCTGAATATTTCAATGATGTATTTAAGAAGTGGATTCCTAAGAAAGGAGAAAGCGATGAAAAAGACCAGTGATTCATTAGTTATAGGTTTTGATTCATCGGCGGGTAAAGACGGCACAGTTTTAATCGTGGGGCGTAAAAAACCCCGCGAAGCCGTCGATGTTATAAATGCTTTCGATGGAGAAGAAGCTCTTGAACTTTATAAAAAGTTGATTACACCAAAGGCGAAAAATTAGTAAAGATTTTCTCAGGGTTATCAGAAAGACGCTGCGGATAAAATGAAAAGAGGTAAAGAATATGAACACACGAAAAATTAAAGTTAAATTAGTGGATAGACCTGCAACGTTATTATGTTCATTTTTTGGAACATTACTTGGTAAACGACGTGCTGATCGTGACGGTAAAAATATTTGGGGATTTATGCTTAGATATACCGATAAAGTGTACGCTATGGTTCGAAAAAAATATAGAATATCTGACGAGTGGCTTATACTGGTTTCCCCTAGATATATCATCGCGGATAGATGGTGAATCGAGTAATGACAGATTTCTTACGTAATTATCAAATGGCAGCTGTGCATAAAATGAAAAACGGCTGTATTCTCAACGGAGGGACTGGTTCTGGTAAATCTAGGACCGGTCTCTATTATTATTTCAAAGAGAATGGTGGCAGCTTCCTTAATCAAGAATTTATTCCGATGAAAAATCCTCAGAATCTTTACATCATTACAACGGCAATGAAACGAGATTCTCATGAATGGGATGGTGAACTGGCGAATTATAGAATATCTACAAACCCAGATAAAAATGAATTATATCCAGGACAGACAGTAGTAGTTGACTCTTGGAATAATATAAAGAAGTATATAGAAATAAAAGATGCGTTCTTTATATTTGATGAGGATAGAGTTACAGGATCTGGTGAATGGGTAAAATCGTTTCAGAAAATCGCTAAAAACAACGACTGGATTATATTATCGGCAACTCCTGGCGATTGCTGGGCGGATTATATTCCGGTATTTGTGGCGAATGGCTTTTATAAAAATAAAACGGAATTTTGTAGAGAGCATGTGGTATATTCCAGATTTACCAAATATCCTCAGATAGACAGATATTTGAATGTAGGTAGACTAGTTAGACTGAGAAACAGAATACTGGTTGATATGGATTTTCAACGAACTACGGTACAGCATCATATGGATGTATATGCGACTTATGATATTCCTAAATACAAAGATGCTATAAGAAATCGTTGGGACCCATTTAAAAACGAGCCTATTCAGCAGGCATCTGGTCTTTGCTATGTTCTCAGAAGGATTGTAAATACGGATGAGTCAAGGGTTGTAGCTCTTATGGAGATATTAGAAAAAACTCCAAGGGCTATTATATTTTACAATTTTGACTATGAAAGAGAAATATTATTGCATCTGTTTAGCGATGATGAATATATAGGTTACGAAGTAGCTGAATGGTCCGGACATGCTCATCAACCGGTACCATATGCAGATAGATGGATATATTTGGTTCAGTACACTGCTGGATGTGAGGGGTGGAACTGCATTAGTACAGATACTATCATATTCTTCTCTCAAAATTATAGCTATAAAGTTACTGAGCAGGCGTGTGGACGAATAGACCGATTGAATACTCCATATCGCAATTTATATTTTTATCACATAAAGAGCAGATCCGGAATAGATATGGCAATTAGCAAAGCCTTAAATAAGAAGAAAAAATTCAACGAAAGGAAGTTTGCGAAATGGGAGTGAAACTTGATCCAAATAAATTACACGCGATAATCATTAGAACCGCAGCGGAAAATCATTTACCGCTTAATTATGATACGTTCAATGCTATTTGTAAAGGATATGAGACTGGATATACACAGGCCTGCGATGATGCAATAAAAATGATGGACGAGAAAGGACTTCTACCACAGAATGGAGACAAATGAATTCAAAGGTACTGTTATAGGTATTCCTAAAATTAAAAATGGTTCGCGGATCAGAATTGGCGGAGTCAGAACCTTGAATATTGACGTAGATCATCACTTCAACTGTTTTCAGAAGAGAATGATTAAATGGTGCTTCGGTTTTACCGTGGAGGATTACAGTGAGGAATAACGCGAAAATCACAACTCCTTTAATGAAAAGGAGGAATGGTGTTATGACAGATTATGAATATTTATTTAGCACGAACTTACATGCGAAACTTAAGGAAAGAATCCAGGGAGGTATATTTGTAAAAGTCAACGAAAACGACAGTCTGGTTATTAAGATCACAAGACGTGATGAAAATAATTTCGATATGTCTTTTACAGATTTTTCAAATAGAATGCTAAATGGATTTTCTACAGATTACGCTGCTTATGAGGTAACTAAGAAATATCAGAAATTTGTAATGAAACAATTTTTCAAATGAGTTAAAGGGCTCGGTGGAAACATCGGGTCTTTTATTTTTTATGAATGAGGAGAGATTTAAATGCTGGCCAGAAGATACGAAACCAGACTTGACGAAGACGGATTAATCACATTTGAAAAAGTTTGGTCGAAAAGAATAGATATTAAGAAAAAACAATTCAGACATCCCGAGCATGTTTACGAATTATGTAAAGCTCTACGATTGGACACATATTCAGAAGAACATGCGTTTTTACTCATGTTTGATACAAAAATGCACTTTAAATCATTCATTGAGATTGGGGTTGGCAGCGTTAACGCGAGTGTTATCGATAGACGTGGAATAGCGCAGAAAGTTCTCATGCTCAACGCGACAGCATTTATCTTGGTTCACAATCATCCTTCCGGAGACTCGACCCCAAGTGTCACAGATATTTCTGCAGCTAAAACAATTTCTGAAATCGGTGACTTAATTGATGTTTCGTTTAAAGACATGACGATTCTTGGTGACGACAACTACACCAGTTTAAAACAAGAAGGATATTTTTAGGAGGTGTTTTCATGTGAACTATCATAACATAACCACAGATGATATGCGGAACGGCGATGGGTTGCGGACAGTGCTCTGGGTGGCCGGATGTAATCATCATTGTAAAGGGTGTCAAAACCCTGTGACTTGGAATCCACATGACGGATTGATATTTGACGTGGAGGCTGAGCAGGAATTATATAGCAAAGTAAATAAGTCTTATATCAGCGGTGTCACTTTTTCTGGAGGAGATCCTTTACATCCAGAGAATAGAGACACCATTTTTCATTTGGCGAAATACATCAAGAAATATATGCCAGGTAAGACTGTTTGGTTGTATACCGGATATTTATGGGAGGAAATTCGAGATCTGCCCGGTATGAAGTGGATTGATATTTTGGTGGATGGAGAATTTGTAGAGGAGCTTGCTGATGTCAATTATCCCTGGGCCGGTAGTACGAATCAGAGAGTGATTGCTGTGCAGGAGAGTTTGAGAACGGGGAAAGTTATTTTGAAAGGAGAATGAAATGAATGGACTAATTGGTGTATTTATCATAATTACCTGTGTCGTGTTTGGACTGGTGTGGTTATTCAGCTCCGATCCGGATTTGCCAATGACACGTGCGGATAAAATATTCATGTTTTTAAGTTTTGAAGCGATTGCCTGTGGATTGATTTCTGGTGTTTATATTTTAGTAGGAGGCGCAAATGGAATACATATATAAAGAAGTAAATTTCTCAAAGTATTGCCCGTTATGTGAATATGCGGATTTATACGAAGAGAAAGATCCCTGTAATGAATGTTTGGGGATTCCGATGAATGAGCACTCGGAGAAACCGGTTAACTATAAGCCGGATGAAAAGAGAATTAAAAAAGCAGAAAAGGAGAATGCGGAATGAAAGTAAAGATTTTTGGAAGCGATGGGGATTCACTGGCGCTGGAGAAAGCTGTAAATGAGTTTATTAAGGATAAAGATGTAGTTGATATCAAATACACAACAACCTTCGTCATCAATAAGTACGGTAACTTTGGAGTTCCGGATGGCGGTATATTCATTGATCGAGCTATGGTTATATGGAATCCAGATTCTAATATCTTATACGCAGACGGAAAAATGGTCGGCGTTGAAGGAGAGTAATATGCTCACATGGGTGTTTATATTTTTAGGGGCGGTCGATTTAACGGCTGTCCTTATTTTAATTGGATTGGCGATTGCCACACTAGAAGAAATTTGTAGGAGAGAGGTAACTAACAAGATGAGATGGATAGATCCAAATCCAGGAAAAGATGAAAGAAGTATTAAACAGGATAGAGAGATTAAACGAAGCTTTATGAGCAGACCGGAACTTAGAAATAAAGAAGCAGAGAAATGGTTTAGAAGAAAACCTTACGGAAAGGAGAAATAATCATGACAGGAAATGAGTATCAGAAGCTGGCGGCCAGAACTATCAATCAGGGTTTGACGTTCCGAGAGCAGAGGAATCACGCTCTTTATGGAATGGTTGGAGAAATCGGTGAAATTCACTCCATCTATCAGAAAATGTATCAGGGACATGCATTTGAAGTTGACCATGTAAAGAAAGAGTTTGGGGATCTTCTCTGGTTTATCGCAGAGTATTGTACGGCTAAAGGTTGGTTGTTGGACGATATCATGCGGATGAACATCGATAAGCTTAAAGCCAGATATCCGGAAGGTTTTGAAGAGGATAAGAGTTTTCATAGAGCGGAAGGGGATATTTGAGATGATTAAATGTAAAGATTGCAGGTTTGGCGGTCTTAAAGTTTTACTGGATAACGATTCAGCGCCTTGCCTCCGATTAGATGACGAAGAGTGCCCGAATTATAATGAAAAAACTGGCGAAATCGAAATGCAAAATGCTGAGAGAAAGGAAGAATAAAGGATGTATGAGAATTTCATCAATGATGTATCAACGAAAGTGATCGAAACAAGGGATGAATTTATATTTCAGACAATATCGTCGTGGATTGTAGATAATTACCAGATAACCGTAAGCAAAGAGACATTATCTAAAGCTGTTGCGCTTGTCAAAATGATGGAAGATCGCGGAGTTGATATTTGCGAAATTACAGTCAACGAGAAGATTTTATATGATGAGTACATGCGTGGATACAGAAAAGGTTATCGAGAGGGTCGCGATGTGATAGTTGGAATCTTTGATGATAAGATGAAAGAGCTTAAAAACGAAATTGCGGAGGAAGCGGTTAGATGAAAGGAGAATAAAGAAAATGATTCAAGTAATACAGCATGGAAATAAAAAGAGAATTGTGTGCCCTGACTGCAGTTGCGTATTTACTTATCAGAAAGAAGACGTAGGGCATAAGCAGACGGGAGTGAACGAGTTTGAATGTTTTGTTAGATGTCCGGATTGTGGCAAAGAATGCGGGGTGAAGGCTTATGATTGAGTTACTAATCTTTTTAGCTTTCATTTATATCCTGGAATTTGTGCTAAAAATATTTATATCCGACTACGATAAATGTTATTCGGAAATGGAAAACGCTGGGATTGCAGCTTTCAATTGTTGTTGCGGGTTAACTGGCGGGACTCGACGCACTGGTTATCTGCAGGAGAATTGTGTTGATTGTCCATATTTAATGTTGTTCGATAGGAAAGGGGAAAGAGATAAATGATTAATTTAGAAAATGTAGTTCTGGCGAGTCCAGAGCAAATGGAGTTTATTATTCAGGGTATGAGAAATCCTATGAATTCATGGGAGAAGAGTGATACGTGCTTTTCTGATGAATCATGCGTGAATTGTTATTATAGTCAAAGGAATTTATGTGATAAAGATTCATTTTTGGAAAAAGATGAAAAACTTGGATCTAATGACCACTCCCTCATGCAGCGCTTATCCAATGCAGGTACTGAGCATCGGAAGTACATGAGAATGATGCCAGTGTATGTGAGGATTACGGCGCCGTTGTATTGGTGGAAAGAGTTTGATACTTATAAAGTTGGTACTGTCGCGAACTCTTGCAGTACAATGCACAAGATTGCGGAGAAAGAATTTGAATGGGGCGACTTTTCAACAGAGCATTTATTTTCAAAAGGCGCGGCAACGAGAAGAGACGATAATAAACGTTTCGAAGACGAATCGTGTGCCGAATTAGGTTTTGATCATCCAGGTGCGTTACTTGGTGTTATAAAATCTCTTAATTTTGCCAGGGAAGATTATTTAAATCATAAAAATAAGGAAGACTGGTGGCAGCTTATTAAGCTTCTTCCAAGCAGTTATAACCAGACTCGTAATGTTATGCTGAATTATGAGGTTCTGGCAAATATTTACAGACAGCGGAAAAATCATAAGTTGGACGAGTGGCGAGAGGTTTGTAAATGGATTGAGAGTTTGCCGTACAGTGAGCTGATTACTGGACTTCCTATCGAGTCCGATCAGGCAGTTGAAGAAAAACGTTTCACTCAGCCATTTCCTTGGATTAAAGAAGATGTCGCATATTGCGATAATTGCGAACATTTTCATGACTGCTTAAACAAAGGGGGTCTTACTGACGTTACAATCAGTGATGATATCACTGAAGGTCGTTATATCAAGAAACCTAGATATGATTGTCCGAAGGAGAAAGAATAATGAGTGACAACAAAGTATCCGTAAAAGAAGCTCTTGATAAACTGTATGATTTATCATGGATGGTTGGATCCACGGCAATGGAATATTTAACCGATAAAGACGGTGAAAAAATAAGAGATTATATTGGGGTAATCGAAGATCGAATTAATGATTTGGAAAAGGAACTGTCTGAATTTAAAAAGTATTTTGAACCATACGATATTGATGAGGAGACTGCTGAAGCTATTATTAGATCAAAGTGCCCCAATATAGACTCGGCCAAAGATTACATTCAGTCCCGACTTGCCGAAGATGATCCCATGAATTTTAGTGTTGGAAAAATTGTTCATGATCTCATGGCTAAAGAACTTACTGAAGACGTCAAGAAACAGATTTTAGAGGAGGAAACCGAAAATGAATGATAAAACAAGCATTGGTGGTATTTCTATAGAGGTTAAGGCTGGACTTAGCGTAGGTGATGAGACCGCTAGAATTTGCATGGATTTATTAGCTATATATTTTAAAAATGGTGGATGTAAAGGTGTAGTTTTAAAATTCAATGACAGTGATGTCGGAGTTCAGGCATTGCTTAGCGATAACGCAGTCGATGTAGCTATGTCTGCGCCTTGGAACTGTGAAGAGAAAGTCGATAACACCAGGGGCGCCAGATTATGGCAGCCAGGTGACGAAGATTAAGGAGGATTCAGAGTGATGGTTATCGGAAAATGTGTATTAGGAATCTTCGTATTATCCAATTTGTTATTCGCATACTATCATGCAGTAAATCATGATATTTGTAAAGTTGTTATATATTGTGCGACTGCTCTATGCTGTATGATGAGTCTTTGTATGTAAAGAGGGAATCAAAATGTTTGCTTTGGTATTCGGAGTGTTATTTGCGGTGTCGTTTTTAGGATTTGAGATAACCTCCAGGAGTAAATACAGCGCTGCGTCACATCTCATTTGGGGTGTGGCGTTTATTATTTTCACGGTATGTTATTACCTGCGCATTTTGCTACACAATTGAAACATCTGATTTACCGATGTGGGTTAAATTTTTATTATTAAAGTAGAAAGGAAAAATTTAAAAAATGAAGAAAAAACTCAGACTTATTTTACTTGTAACTTTATGTCTCTGCCTTATTGGCGGAGTTACAGGCTGTGCGGTGCTGGACGACACTATTAATGAGATCAAAGGAAACCTCGTAGGTAATGGCTACACGATCCGTACTTACGATAACTATGGCTCAAAAGTTATGACCACCACTGGAGATAAAATCAATATTCAGGGCAATCCGGTTAAGACGACTTCATATTCACAGAGCTAATTTTCAGATTATTGACACAGCGTTATTGGGTTAGGAAAGGAGAGTATTATGAAACAGATACTGCTGATAGATATACTTGCGATCTTGAGGAATAACGAAACAATTTATCTTTACGAGTCACCTAATCATTCAATCGGGTCATTCTGTGTTGATAGACTGCTTGCCTATTTCAGCGATGCAGCGATATTAAACAGAGAAGTGCAGCTTATTGAAGCAACGGCCTCAGGTCTTATCCGTATAACTCTTAAATCAGGCAAAGAAAAGTAATCATTTTTCGCGTTGAAAACAATTTCTATAATGAGAAAATTATTTTAAGGAGGAATTTGGTTATGGCAAATCTGAAAACATTGAAAACAGTAGGAGTAGTGATAACAGGTGTGACTGGTGTGTTAGCGTGGTACAATTCTTGCAAAAGTTGTGTGTCAATAGAGGATGATGACGCCACAAGCGTTGCAATTAGAAAGGCCACTGACAGCATAACATACGGCATTCTGTACGGCAGTTGTGTTAAAATGATTTGTGATGTGTACAACAAATAATTTTATCGAAGACATTGGACTCAGCGTTAAACACGTTGGGTCTTTTGTTTTTATTTAAACTATTTTAACAAAGAAAGGATTCGCATTAATGTTACATATTTTAGCTATCAGCAGCGTTGTGCTCGGCGTATTTGAATATTTATTAGCCAGCGATAAAGCAGATCAGATCAAGGGTCTGCTTTTAATTATCTTAGCTGCTGTTATTATGTAAACTAAAAATTATATCCATACAAAACGATAAGGAGGATTAGCTATGATGTTGAATTTTAACAGTTATGAAGATCTCAAAGATAAACTGCAGATTCGTATTTATGATCCTGATTTTAGTCGTAATTTATTGGAAGGAAAAGTTGTAACTTACGTTGGTGATTTTGCACTGGTATATATGGCTACGTTATATAAATCAGAAAAAGGGCTGGGCAATTTAATGTTTACACCGGAATTGATGGATGATTTGGGTATTGATGTCCGGACGTTACATAGAGATGCCATGATAAGTGATCTGAATTATGAACCGGTATTATCCACCACTGATGATCTTATCGAGGCACTTTTCCTTGATAAGCCATTATTCTCAATTAATTTATTCAATAGAAAAGTTCGTATGCGAGGTGATAAGTTACCGATGCTGACACTCACTAAAGGTAATCAGATGAACGGAGCCAGTATGATATTACATAAGAGTATTCGGAAGAAGATCGGAGATATCATCGGTGGTAACTTTTATGTTCTCCCGTCGTCCATTCATGAAGTTATGATTATTCCGGAAGAGGGGTTTGAAGCAGGCGAATTATCCGAACTTGTATCCACATGTAATTCAGAATTATTCACAGAAGCAAATTCGGAAGATATTTTATCGGATAAGGTTCAGTGGTGTAGTATGGACGGAGAAATTCTCAGGAGAGCAGAAAATGAATAGAGCAGAAATGAGACGTATGAAGCGAGAGCAGGAGAAAGCTCATACCGTGACCTACAACCTGACTCAGGCGCAGCTGGACGCTATCGTTCAGGAAAAGATCGGGGCTAAGATTGCCGAGACTAAGAAAGATGTTTATGAAGAAACTGTTAACACTGTACTGGCGTTAGTTCTTACCTTGCCATTAGAAGTGCTCATGGATCACTATTGGCCTAAATCATATCGTGAACGACTTCCGGGATTCGTGGATAAAGTTCTGGAATATTACGGACGTTGGGAAGACGGTGAATTGGATATGGATAAGCTCAAAGAAGATCTATGGGAATATGGTGGAATCCGGTTGGAGCCAGCGCAGATAGATATGGAGGATATTTCAAAGAATAATGAAAAGTGATTTAAAGCGGAATGGGTCTGGTTGTCTGGACCCTACTGCATATCAGGCTATTATGAACGCTGATGCTGTATCATCGGTGGACAAAGCAAATAGGTACAAACGTAGAGAAAACGATTCAGAGGAACGACTCAATAAATTACTCGCCGCTATATTTGCCATTTGTGACGCTGCAGATTTTCATGTTGAAGAGAGGGTAGTAGTTAAGGATAAACGGACCGGGAAGGTTTGGAGGTAGTTGGATGAGTAAAAAGAAAGGGAGACCGAAAGAAATCAATAGTCGTGTTCGCTTCAAAGGAACTCGGATGACAATCGAAGAGGATTTTCGTTTTAAAAAAGTATGTGAAAAAGAAGGGTATTCTGAGTCAGAAGGACTTCGAATGGCTGCCAAAGCACTTGAATATTTGTCCGAAAATGGCATGATTTATTGTTTAACAAAAAATGAGGAAGATGATAATTTGAATTATTGTTTAACAGAAAATGAGGAAGATGAGGACGACGACATTTGGTAGACCGTGATTTATTGTTTAACAAAAAATATGAAAACCATTTATTGTTTAACAATAATTCGAGCAAAAATGGCTAATTTAGCCAAAAATAGGCTAAAAACGGCCTAAAATGGCTAATTTCATCATGGTACTGTAGTACCGATCTAATTAGCTATCTTATTTATTTAAAAAATTGAATTTTTCGTATAGCTAATATACATTGTACTACAGTACCACCATTTATTGTACGTACAATAAAGAAAGGAGATTCTATGACTGAACAGGAGCTTATTGAATCGTTTGCCGGAAACTTGGATTATATTATGAGATCGGAACACATGAATCAAAGCGAGCTGGCACGAAGGAGTCATTTGAGTAGGGAGTCAATCTGTAAATATTTAAAAGGTCAGCGTATGCCTACGTTGAAGGCACTTATGAATTTAAGCTATGCCTTGAGATGCAACATTGAAGAATTAACTCCATTTATTCAACTTATTGATTGAGGTGACGGAAATGAGCGAATTAAGAAAACAGTGGATTGACGATGATTATCTGTGGCAGGATTTCTTGGACTACTTCAATCCGGACTTTGATGAGATCGCCGATATCAAACAGATGAGCTGTTATGATATTCTGATCACCATGAAAAATGGGGTGCAGTATATTTATGACAATTACCGTCAGACACGAAGACGACTCCCAAATAGTTGGGATGATATGAGTCTTAAAGAATTTCATATGGACGCACATATAAGATTATATTCTATGATGAAGCGGGAAGGTTTCACATATGATGACCTGTCTGAAGAAACGGGCATATCTCCAGGAACTATAAGTAATTATGTGAATGGCGTGACTTCTCCAACTCTCGACAGATTATTTCTGATTGCCAAAGCATTAGGCTGCCGGATTGAAGATCTAATCTATATCGAGCATATGTACAGATAACCCATGAGGGCGCTTGGTTTACAAGTGCTCTTTTTTTGGTGTAGAAAGGAGAGATTCTATGGGGGAATTTGACACCAAACGAAATGGTATTCCGGTGAAGATACTAGAAACCGGTGAAGAATTCAATTCTATCAAAGCTTGTGCTGATGCGATTGGCGGCAATGCGTCCTGCGTCAGCAGAGTTGTGAATGGCAGTAAAGGATATTGTACTTGTCATGGGTTCCATATTTCAAAAGCCGGTGAAGAATCTGAAGTCCGCACGGATCAGCGAGGACGTCCAGGAATTGGAGTACAGATTATTGAAACCGGAAAAACGTATGGGTCCGTAGAAAAATGTGCTAAAGACATCGGGGGCAGTCCGACGGCCATTAAAGATATTTTGAAACAGCAAAACAATCGAGTGTCACACAAAGGTTATCATTTCAAACGCATAACTTAACCACTGTGTCGAAAAACTCACACGTGAAAATAACATCCCCTTTTATAGGGAGGAGATAATATATCGGCCAAAATCGGTCAATGTATTATCTTTTTATTTTTATGGACCTTTAGTTCAGTCGGTAGAACGCTGGTCTCATAAGCCGGTAGTCCTGGGTTCAAGTCCCAGAGGGTCCATCTCTATGAAAGGAGAAAGAGTTCATGAAAGAAAATAAGTTTCAGGCAGATTTAAAAAAAGAGCTTAGAGCTATATTTCCTGGTTGCATCGTAACCAAACTGGATTCGAGCGATATTCAGGGTATCCCCGATCTTCTTGTTTTATACAAAGACAAGTGGGCGACTCTGGAAGTTAAGAAAAGTGCTACGGCATCGCATCGTCCGAACCAGGATTACTATGTTGCAAAAATGAACGCCATGTCATTTTCACGATTTATCTACCCAGAAAATAAGGAGGATGTTTTAGATGAACTTCGTGAATCATTCAAAGCTTAGTGGACTTCACGCACCATTCAGCCCAAGTCAGCCAGCATGGTTGAGATATAGTGATGAGAAAGCAATCACAGTTCGACAGAACAAGAAAGCTGCAGAACTTGGCACACGCTTACACGCATGGGCAAAAGAAACTATTGACATGGGTATTAAGCAGCCTCGCTCGAAGAAAACCCTGTACGCATATGTAAACGATGCTATCGGTTTTCGTATGAGCACAGAGGTTGTTTTATATTATTCAGACAGATTCTTCGGAACTGCTGATGCGATTTGTTTCCGGAATAATAAGCTCAGAATCCATGATTTAAAGACTGGCGTCGGTCCAGTGCATATGGAACAGCTTGAGGTGTATGCGGCGTTATTCTGTCTTGAATATAAGATCAGACCAGGTGATATCGAGTTTGAACTCTGTATTTACCAGAACGACGAGGTAGTAGTATTCAACCCAACTGCAGAAGATATTCTGCCGATTATGGATAAGATTGTTCATCTCGACAAGATACTTGCAGAATGTGATGCAGAGGAGGCGTAACCGATGAATCCGATAGCAGAAGAAATCGAATCATATTTAGGATCGGCCTCCATAACAGATGAGGAATATCTGGCTCATTATGGTATGCCTCGTCGTTCCGGACGATACCCTTGGGGTTCAGGTGAAGATCCATATCAGAGCTCACGTGACTTCTTAGGTCGTGTGGAGCAGATGCGAAAATCTGGTTTTACATATACTGATGAAAACGGTAAGAAATGGACTGGTGATAATGCGATTGCTAAATCACTTGGTTACAATTCTACCGATTTCCGAACAGTGTATGCGATTGCAAAAGACGAGCGTAGATCAGATATGGTTGCCACAGCCAAACGTCTCAGAGACAAAGAAGGAATGAATAATTCCGAGATTGGTCGAAAAATGGGAATTAATGAATCATCTGTTCGATCACTCCTTGATCCAAATTCCGAGTCAAGAATGAAACAGGCCAGAGACACGGCCAAATTCTTGAAAGAACAGGTTGATAAAAAGGGCATGGTTGATGTCGGTGCCGGTGTAAACAATGATCTGAAAATCACAAAAGAAAAACTGGATCAGGCATTGTTTATATTACAGGCTGAAGGAGGCTATGAGGTTTATGGAGGTAGATTCTCACAGGTCACAAATAAAGGTCAGATGACGACTCAGAGAGTTCTTTGTAAACCAGGAACACCGCATAGTGCAATCTACGATTTTGATAATGTCAAGACAGTCACTGATTATATTTCCAGAGATGATGGGAAGACCTATGAAAAGAAATTCACATATCCTGAAAGCTTAGATTCCAAGCGTCTTATGATTCGTTATAAAGAAGATGGCGGCATTGATCGAGATGGAACTGTTGAACTTAGGCGAAATGTACCGGATCTGTCGCTTGGCGAATCCAAATATTCTCAGGTCCGCATCATGGTTGACGGAAAGAAATATATCAAAGGCATGGCAGTCTACAAAGATGATAAAGATTTTCCGCCAGGAGTCGATGTTATATTCAACACCAATAAATCTAAAAGTGTTCCAAAACTGGAGGTTCTCAAAGATGTGAAACCAGATCCGGACAACCCCTTCGGCTCTCTTATTAAAGATGCCGATCAAGGCGGGCAGTATTGGTATACCGACAAAAATGGTAAGAAGAAGCTCGGCCTTATTAATAAGCGATCTGATGAAGGTGATTGGACCGAATGGAAAGATGCTTTACCATCTCAGTTCTTATCCAAACAGTCAAAAGCTATGGCAGAAAAACAGCTTGGCATCGCTAAAGCAGACAAGCAGGCAGAATATGAAGCTATCATGGCTCTGACCAATCCGACTGTGAAGAAATATTATCTTGATAAATTCGCAAGTAGTTGTGACTCAGCAGCCGTACATCTTAAAGCAGCCGCATTACCGGGTCAGAAATACCATGTTATTCTACCTGTCACATCTCTGAGTGAGAAAGAAGTATATGCTCCAGGATATCCTGATGGAAGTAAGCTTGCCCTTGTTCGATATCCTCATGGTGGTACATTTGAGATTCCTATCTGTACAGTCAACAACAAAAACAAAGATGCTATCAAGATGATTGGTAAGGATTCCATCGACGCGATTGGGATCAACAGTAAAGTTGCTGAACGATTATCTGGAGCTGACTTCGATGGCGACACCGTAATGTGTATCCCTACTCATGATCGTGCCGGAAAGGTTAAGATTGCCAGTCGTCCGCCTCTTGAAGGACTCGAGGGATTCGATCCTAAGATGAATTATCAAGGTGAGAAGAAGACAGGATCTGATGGTAAAGAACATTGGTATCGAGACGGCAGAGAATACCAACTCATGAAGAAAACCGACACTGAGATGGGTAAAATCTCTAATCTGATTACCGATATGACTATCATCGGAGCTACTGATGATGAATTAGCTCGTGCTGTAAGACACAGTATGGTTGTCATTGATGCTGAAAAACATCATCTGGATTACAAACAGAGTGAAAAAGACAATAACATTCAGGCGTTAAAACAGAAGTATCAGATCAAGGTCGACGAGACCGGAAAGATCAAATACGGCGGTGCATCCACCCTTATTTCCAGAGCCAAAGGAGAAGTTACTGTTGATAAGCGACAGGGAACTCCTAAACCAAACCTCCCGGGTAAAGAATGGTATGATCCATCCAGACCTGACGGAGCTCTTATCTACAAGAAAGCTGACGATGCTACCTATACCGTCAAGAAAGTGGATAAGAAGACTGGCGAGGTAACGGAGGTAACTAAGAAGCGTACTGATAAGAGTAACCGTATGTCTGAAACCGATGACGCTATGACCTTGGTATCTAAGTATAGACATCCAATGGAACTTGTGTATGCTGATTACGCTAATAGCATGAAAGCTATGGCCAACAAAGCAAGGCTTGAGTCCAGTAAAGCCGGTAAGATAGCCTACAGTAAGGATGCTAAGAGGAAGTATCAGGAGGAGTACGATAGTCTTATAAGAAAATTGACAATCGCTGAATCAAATACGCCTCGTGAACGAGCTGCCCAGCGTATGGCTAATGCTACTGTACAGAGAAAACAGAAAGCCGCTGAAGAAGCAGGTGTTAAACTTAAACCTAAGGATGTCAAGAAAGCAAGTCAGCAGGCTCTTACTAAAGCAAGAGAAGAAGTTGGTTCTGTTTCAAGAAGAGACAGAAATATTGTCATCACAGATAGAGAATGGGAAGCTATACAGGCAGGTGCGGTCAGTGAGTCTGTATTAAAACGTATTCTTAATAATTGTGATCCGGATTCATTACGACAAAGAGCAATGCCAAAAGAAACAAAAGTTTTAAGTCAGGCTAAAATCAACAGAATCAAAGCAATGTCAGCTTCGTATACAATTCAGCAAATTGCTGACAAACTTGGAATTTCAACATCAACAGTTTCAAAGTATTTGAAAGGAGCGAATTAGTTAAATGGATGATTTCAGACTAACAACATTTGATAATCCTTACGATCCATTCGAACAGTTCACTCTTTGGTACTTGTTCGATACTGAAAACGGTTACAATACTTGCGGAAAACTGGATCGTATTTCCAATTATTCAGATGATATGACTGAAAAAGAAGTCAATGATGAACATAATCGAGCAATTGATGAGTTAATATCATTCGATTTTTTGAATATTTACAAAAAAGTTCCGCGAAATTCAAAAGTTGCGCTGGATTTAGGCGCTGCCCCGGTATAATCCGATGTCAAAGCATAGGGGGAGGGTCGCCAAAAAAGCACCCCCTCCCTGCATCGCGCCGGTCTTCAAAAAATCTCCGGCGGGATTTTTCTGGAAACAATTTATATTTTTTATGTTGTCTTCAGAGGGATTTACAGAACTACAAAGACATTTAAGCCGTGTGTATTTCTCCTTTCAAGATTTGTACCGTTTCATATTAGGTCCTCCGATAATCAATAGGTTTTGTAAATTCCTCTAAAGACAGCATAAAATCATCAATGTCAATTGAATAGCTAATGATAACTATCTATAAGGAGGCGTAAACGATGCCCAAGGTGAGCAAAACTGAACGGCGTCCTCCACTTACGCCGGAAGCAAAAGAAAAACAGATGATATCTCTTGCGATGGATTGCGCAGAAAGGCAGATGCTTGAGGGTACAGCTTCTTCTCAGGTTATAACACATTTTTTGAAGTTGGGATCAGAGAGAGAACGACTTGAACGGGAGAAACTTGAAGAAGAGAATAAGCATCTGAGAGCGAAAACAAAAGCATTGGAAGAGAGTGCCGAAACAAAAGTCGTGTATGAAGAAGTTCTCCGAGCCATGCGTGACTATAGTGGCGCAGGTGATCCAGATGAGTATTAAAACATATTCCGAATTAATCGCATTCACGACTTTCGAAGAACGGTATAAGTATCTTCGTATCGGCGGTATAGTTGGGCAGGAGACATTCGGGTTCGATAGATATTTGAATCAAATTTTTTATAAATCTCCAGAATGGTTATCGGTGAGAGATAAGGTGATTTTACGGGACAGTGGATGTGACCTTGGAATTCCAGGGAGAGAGATTTATAGCAAAATCCTTGTCCACCACATGAATCCAATCACGAAACAGGATATTCTCCAGAGAAGTGATTTGTTGCTGAATCCAGAATATCTGATTTGTACCGTTAAAAGGACCCATGATGCAATTCATTACGGAGATGACTCTATATTATGGAGTGATCCTGTAGAACGGCATAAAAACGACACTTGTCCATGGAAGAAATAAAGAGAGGTAGCCTGATGAACGAAAGTATTCTGACATCAATAAAAGCACAGCTTGGTATTCAAGAAGAGTATACCGCTTTTGATCAACAGATTGTCATGCATATTAATTCGGTGCTTATGGTGTTGAAGCAGCTTGGTGTAGGTCCCGTAGCTGGTTTTGTTATTTCAGATAAAACAGCCATCTGGAGGGACTTTCTTCCATCCGATAAGAACCTTGAGGCAACGAAGTCTTATATTGGAATGAAAGTGAAAATGTTATTTGATCCTCCGACGACTTCTGTTGTAGCCGATAGTATGAATCGAATGATCAACGAACTTGAGTGGAGATTGAATTCGGAAGCAGAAAGCGAGGAGGTGATATAGATGGAAACTGATTTCTTAGCCCATCATGGCGTAAAAGGTCAGAAATGGGGAGTTCGACGCCATCAGAATAAAGACGGGAGTCTTAATCGATCCGGTCAGAAGAAAGCTAAGAAAATGAAAGAACAGTATACACGGCTTACCGGAAAACAGTTAAGAAAAAATCCGACTAAAAAATCGTCAATTCAAAAACCGAAGCAGAAGAGTATCAGTGAAATGTCTGATGATGAAATCCGTAGCAAGATTAATCGCATCAAGCTGGAAAAAGAACTTCGAAGTCTGAGTCCCAAACAAGTGTCCAAAGGAAGAGCATTCATTGATAAAGTAACAAAGGATATAATTGCTCCAGCGGCAACTGATGTGGCCAAGCAAGTTGTAAAATCAAAGCTTACGGATGCCGCTAATCGAAAATTCGGATTTGATGACGACTTAAAAGTGTATACCAATAATAAGAAAAAATAGGAGCAATTAGAACATGGCATTATCGAACACCGCCGTACCGAAGTATTATGGCATGTTTCGAGATGCCGTAATCAGGAGAGAAATCCCAGTTTGTGAAGAAGTATCTCTTGAGATGAACCGAATTGATCAACTCATTGATAATCCACGATACTGGTATGACAATCAGGCTGTTGAGGGGTTTATTCACTATTGCGAGAATGAGCTTACATTGACCGATGGTAGTGATCTATATCTCCTCGATTCTTTCAAATTGTGGGCCGAACAAATTTTTGGATGGTATTACTTTATCGAGAGAAGTATTTTTGTTCCGTCAGAAACGGGTAGCGGCGGCCACTATGAGATAAGACGGATCAAGAAGAGGTTGATCACCAAGCAGTATCTGATTGTGGCCAGGGGCGCGGCAAAATCCATGTATGCGTCTTGTCTGCAGAATTACGAATTGAATGTTAATACAGCAACAACGCATCAGGTTACAACTGCCCCGACCATGCCTCAGGCTGAAGAGGTCATGTCACCGATTCGAACTGCTATCACCAGAGCAAGAGGACCGTTATATAAGTTCCTCACTGAGGGCTCACTCCAGAACACGACTGGATCTAAAGCGAATCGTGTTAAACTGGCTTCAACAAAAAAGGGAATTCAGAATTTTCTTACAGGATCACTTTTGGAAGTCAGACCTATGTCCATTGACAAACTGCAGGGATTGCGTGTCAAGATAGCGACCGTTGATGAATGGCTTTCCGGCGATATACGGGAGGACGTTATCGGTGCATTGGAACAGGGTGCCGCAAAAGAGCAGAGTGGTGGTTCAAATGACGATTACCTTATTGTAGCTATCAGTTCAGAAGGAACTGTCCGTAATGGATCTGGCGACACGATCAAAATGGAGTTAATGAAAATACTCAAAGGTGAGTATAAAGCTCCTCATACTTCTATCTGGTGGTATAAATTAGACTCCATTGATGAAGTTAACGATCCGGATAAGTGGATTAAAGCAAACCCGAATCTCGGAAAGACGGTTACTTATGAAACTTATCAGCTGGATGTAGAACGAGCTGAAAACAATCCTGCAGTCCGCAACGACATCCTTGCCAAACGATTTGGTATCCCAATGGAGGGATACACGTATTATTTCACATACGAAGAAACTCTCCCTCACAGGAAGAGAGAGTATTGGCAGATGCCTTGTTCCATGGGCGCGGATTTATCCCAGGGAGACGATTTCTGCTCTTTCACATTTTTATTCCCATTATCGAATGGTGCTTTCGGAATAAAAACCCGAAATTACATATCCGAGCTCACTCTGAGCAAACTTCCCACAGCAATGCGAATCAAATACAACGAATTTATGAAAGAGGGCAGTCTCATTGTTATGCCCGGAAATATTCTTAACATGATGCAAGTATACGAGGATCTTGACAATTTCATAGCTGAAGCAGAATACGACGTTCGTTGTTTGGGATATGACCCGTATAATGCCAGAGACTTCGTGGAGAGGTGGGAACGGGAGAATGGGCCGTTTGGAATTGAAAAAGTCATCCAGGGGGCTAAAACAGAGTCTGTTCCGCTTGGTGAGTTGAAGAAACTGTCTGAGGAAAGAATGCTCATTTTTGACGAGGCTCTTATGTCATTTACCATGGGTAACTGCATCGCAATAGAAGACACAAATGGAAACCGTAAATTATTGAAACGGCGACACGAAGCAAAAATTGATGCTGTTGCGGCTATGATGGATGCTTTTGTCGCTTTCAAATTGAACAGAGAAGCTTTTGAATAAAGGAGAATTGATATGGAATTAAAAGATACCATCGAGCTCATGAACAGTTCTGACTACAACGACCGGTTTAAAGCTGAATATCAGCAGGTGAAAATCCGCTATGAAAAGTTACATAAAATGCTTGTTAAATGGGATGCCGGAACTCTTGACTTTGAGCCAACCTGCAGTAAAGCACTCCTTATGGAACAGGAACGCTATATGCGAGAATATATTCGCTGCTTAGAAACCAGAGCTGAAATTGAGGCAGTTGATCTGTAATAATAAAAATTTTTACCCATCAGTTAGTTGCATCTAACTAAGAAGGAGATTTTATGTCATTAAATTTAAGCACTAGGCTTGCACATGCCTGGAATGCTTTCACCAGTCGTGATCCGACACAGTATATAATCACCGGTCCAGGATATTCTTCACGTCCGGATAGGCCACGGCTTAGCCGAGGAAATGAAAAATCGATAGCGACATCCATATTCAACAGAATCGCCCTTGACGTATCATCGGTAAGTATCAAACATTGCCGACTGGATAAAAACGGTCGTTATGTGGAAGATATCGATTCCGGATTAAACAACTGTCTGACCTTGGAAGCCAATAAGGATCAGACAGGTCGAGCATTTATTCAAGATGCCGTGCTATCGATGCTGGATGAGGGATGTGTAGCTTTGGTTCCGGTTGAAACCACCATTGACCCAAAAAACTCAAATTCATACCAGATTGATTCTATGCGGACCGGAAAAATTACTGAATGGTATCCCGATATGGTAAGGGTCCGTTTATATAATGATCGAACCGGCGAAAAAGAGGAGATTTTACTTCCTAAAAGCCAGGTGGCCATTATTGAAAATCCACTGTATGCAGTGGTTAACGAATATAACTCAACTATGCAGCGTCTTATAAGAAAACTCAGTTTGCTGGATGTGACAGATGAACAAACGGCGTCCGGAAAACTGGATTTGATTATTCAGTTTCCTTATGTAATAAAGACAGAAACCCGACGTGAGCAGGCTGAGCGCAGGCGAAAGGATATTATTGAGCAGTTGGCTGGCTCTCAGTATGGCATTGCGTATACAGATGGAACAGAAAAGATTACTCAGTTAAACCGTTCGCTGGAAAACAATCTGTTGAAACAGGTTGAGTACCTTACCAATATGGTTTATAGCCAGTTAGGTATTACACAGTCGGTGCTTGATGGTACCGCTGATGAAAAAACGATGCTGAATTATACGAACCGCACTGTGGAACCTATAATTTCAGCCATTGTAGATGAATTAAAACGAAAATTTCTTACAAAGACCGCTCGGTCGCAGTTACAGTCTATTGTCTATTTTAGAGATCCATTCCGACTGGTTCCAGTCAATGATATCGCAGAAATTGCTGATAAGTTCACTCGAAACGAAATCATGACCTCTAATGAGATCAGACAGATCGTTGGTATGCAGCCATCTAAAGATCCAAAAGCAGATGAGTTAGTTAACAGTAACATTAGTCAGGCTAAACAGGACATACCTCAGACTTCAAATGCTACCGAAGTAAACGAAGAAGGAGGAGACAGTCAAAATGGTTAATTGCGATTTCAGTGGTTACGCCACCCGGAATGATTTGCTCTGTGGTGACGGTCGAACTATTCGAAAAGATGCGTTCAAAGAGAATGACGGTTGCGAAGTTCCGCTTGTTTGGAATCATGAACATAATGATCCGAATGCCGTGTTGGGACATGCGGTTCTTGAAAACAGAGAAGACGGCGTATATGCCTACGGTGTATTTAATGATACCGAACAGGGACAGACCGCAAAGAAACTCGTCCAGAATGGAGATGTACGATCGCTGTCTATCTGGGCTAATCAGTTAAAACATATTGGAAAAGACGTAATCCACGGAAACATCAGGGAGCTCAGTCTTGTACTGGCTGGAGCAAATCCCGGTGCTTACGTGGATTTTGTTATGGCGCATAGCGCAGACGGTGAAGAAGAGCTTGAGGCATCTTGGGATGAGCATATTATGCTCTATCACTCGGCCGATGTAGAAGAAAAGAAAGGAGATTCGAAATTGGCGGAAGAGACCAAAAACGAAGAAACAAAGCCAGAAGAAAGTAAATCTGGAGAAAAGACAATCCAGGATATTCTTAAAACCCTTAACGAAGAGCAGACAGATGCCGTAGCAGCGGTTATCGGTATGGCTCTTGAAAAAAATGGAGAAGAAGACAGCTCCGATGATGAAAAAGGAGAAAATGTAGTGAAACATAACGTGTTCGACAATGAAGATACAAAACAGGGCACTGTACTCAGTCATTCTGATGAACAGAAGATCATCGCTATGGCAAAACAGAGCAATGTTGGAAGCCTTAAACAGGCCATGGAGATTTTTGCGGAAGAAAATGCTGAGACACTGGCTCACGGCGTATTTGACGACGAGGTAGAAGCCCTGTTCCCAGAGTATGAGCTGCTGAAGAAAGGTGAGCCGGATACTCTCGAAAGAGATCAGACATGGATCGATTCCGTAATGTCTAAAATTCATAAATCTCCATACAGCAGAATTCGTACCCGCCAGGCAGATGCTCGCATCGCTGAGCTGAGAGCCAAAGGTTATCAGAAGAAGGGTAATTACAAAGAAGATATGGCTAAGATTAAGCTTCTCAGCCGTACTACAGATCCACAGACTGTGTATATCAAAGATCAGATGCATCGTGATGACGTCGTGGACATCACCGATTTCGATGTAGTTGCTTATCAGTGGAAAATGATGCGACATGTTCTGAACGAAGAACTTGCCCTGGCAGCACTTGTTGGAGATGGTCGTGAAGACGGTGATCCGGACAAAATCCATGAAGATCATATTCGTTCTATTTGGCATGATGATGAGCTGTACTGCATCCATCAGGATGTTGATTTTGAAGCGGCGAAAACTAAGCTGCAGGGAACCAATACTGGAGCAAACTTCAGTGAGAACTATATCAAAGCGGAGGCAATGATTGAAGCTGCACTGTATTCCAGAGAGAAATTTAAAGGAACCGGTACACCAGATCTGTACTGCACACCGCATCTGCTTAATGTGATGCTTCTGGCTAGAGATCTCAATGGTCGTCGTATCTACGATTCCAAGGCTGATCTTGCTGCGGCACTCAATGTTGCATCCATCCAGACTGTTGAGCAGTTTGAGGGGCTTGAGCGAACATCTTCCAACGGAAAGAGAAAACTGCTTGGTCTGTTTGTAAATCTGGCAGACTATCAGTTTGGTTCCACTAAAGGTGGCGAAGTTACCAAGTTTGAAGATTTCGATATGGACTTCAACCGCTACAAATACATGTTGGAGACAAGACTCTCCGGTGCGCTCACTCAGGTATATTCCGCTATCGCTCTTGAGGAGCCGGTAGCCTAAATCGCATAAGGAGGATAAGTCATGATCGAAAAAATTCGTCCAGTCGCTGACGACGTGAATGTCGCAGTGAGAAAAGTTTACGGAAAAGCAAACGATGCCTATGCATATTACGATTCTGCTTGTAAGAACAAAGTGACTTGCGCTGAGCTGCAGGATGCGTATGTTAAAGGACTTATGATCGATGTTGCTGGTACATTATATAAACCGATCAGCTGTGCAGTTGCGGGAAATGTAGCGACTGTTACATATGTGACGACAGATTCTGCTACAGCCACAACAGCCAAACTTGCGACAGTTAAGTCTGACAAATGATTAAGGAGTGAATCGATATGAGTAAATGGTTCGGCAAGATAGGATTCACTCTTCCGGTAAGGGAGATTGAACCGGGGGTATGGGATAGCTCTGTTGAAGAGCATGAGTATTACGGTGATATGACTGGCAACCGTTGGAAGCGTCAGAGTTCAGGGGAAATTAACGACAATCTCAATCTAGCGAATGTTCTGAGCATCTTGGCTGACCCATTTGCTTTCGAGAATCATTCTTATGTAGCATATGTCGATATCCTGGGGACTAAATGGAAAGTGACTGATGTCGAACTCCAATACCCCAGGATGATCTTGTCTATAGGAGGTGTTTGGAATGGGAACTCGCCTGGAACTGCAGAGTAAGTTAGAAGAAATGCTCGGTTGTAGGCATGTTTACTTCCAACCACCAGAATCAGTCAAAATGGAATACCCAGCAATAGTGTATTCCAGGAGTAGCGTTAAAAAAGTCAGTGCTAACAATACTGGCTATTTACTTATGAACAAATACAGCGTGGTAGTGATTGACAAGAAACCTGACAACAAAGTCATCTCTATATTATTGATGCTTCCATATTGTGCTTATGATACATCATACAAATCTGAAAATCTCTATCACGATGTGTTGACATTATATTTTTAAGGAGGATTAATATGTCCAAACTTGTATGGGATAAAGTCGGCGAAAGACTTTACGAGACAGGTGTAAGCAAAGGCGTCGTATATCCTCAGGAAGGTTCTGCGTATCCAAAAGGTACGGCATGGAATGGTCTTACAGCCATCAATGAATCCCCTGAAGGCGCTGAAGCAAATGCCATGTATGCAGACAATATTAAATATCTCAATATTCTGTCTGCCGAGGAATTCAAAGCCACAATTGAGGCTTATATGTATCCGGATGAATTTAAACCATGTATCGGAGCAGCTGAACTCGTCGAAGGTGTTTCGTTAGGTCAGCAGGATCATAAAACATTTGGTTTGTCTTACCAGACAATCATCGGTAATGATGTAGATAACAATGCTCACGGTTATAAGATCCATCTTGTGTATGGATGTCTCGCAGCGCCGTCTGAAGCAGACTACAGTTCAGTTAACGACAGTCCTGAGGCTGCTACAATGTCATGGGAAGTTTCCACTACACCTGTAGAAGTCGACGGTTTCAAGCCAACCGCTACATTAGTGCTTGATTCCACTAAACTTAGCGCAAAGAAGATGGCGGCTATCAAAAAAGTTCTGTATGGTGACACAGACACTGAAGCACGTCTTCCGTTACCGGATGAAGTAAAAACAATTCTTGCAACAGTGACAGACTGATCTAAGATCGATTTCAAGAGGCTCTAGTTTATACAGGGCCTCTTTTTTTAAATGAGAAAGGAGAAATTATGTTCAAAAAAACTATTTCATATGAGGATTACAATGGAGTAAAAAGAACTGAAGATTTTTATTTTCATTTTAGCAAAGCGGAAATCGTTGAAATGCAGCTGAGTACAGTAGGCGGTCTGGATGCCACTATTAAAAGAATTGTAGCAGCAAACAATGAACCGGAAATTATCAAGTATTTCAAAGACCTGGTTCTTAAAGCTTACGGTGAGAAGAGTGCTGATGGTCGAAGATTCATGAAGAGCCCGGAGATCTCCAGAGCTTTCGCAGAGACCGAAGCATATTCCGTTCTGTTTATGGAGCTTGCGACTGATGCAAAAGCAGCTGCAGAGTTTGTCAATGGACTGTTACCAGCCGACATCAGAGAGCAGGCCAAAATTGAGGCTGATAAAATTGTAGCTGAACAGTTTCCAGAGGCTTAATAAGTAGGAAGATTATGGAGGGATGAGAATGCTAGAAGTAACTGTTCCAGCTGTGGAAATGTGGGATGACGAGAAGGGGGAATTCGTATCCTCTACCGAGTTCAAAGAATGGCGTCTGCAACTGGAGCATTCTCTTATTTCTCTGTCAAAATGGGAAGCCAAGTGGCATAAACCTTTCTTTTCCAAGAAAGATAAAACCTTGGCGGAAATTATAGATTATATAAAATGTATGACCATTACCGAAAATGTTCCGCAGGAAGTGTATGAAAGAATAAGTCATGATTCGAAAATAATTGAAGACATATCAAACTACATAAATGATCCTATGACTGCCACAACTTTTCGAAAGGAACCAGCTCGAAAAGGCACTAATGAGATGATCACCAGTGAATTGATTTACTACTGGATGATTGCTCAGGGGATTCCGGCGGAATTTGAACGATGGCATATAAACCGATTATTAACACTTATACGGGTTTGCAATGCTAAAAACTCACCGGGTAAAAAGATGAGTAGTAGTGCTGTAACCAGGCGCAACGAAGCGTTGAATAAAGCTCGTAGAGCGAAGTACCATTCGAAAGGATGATTTAATGAAAAAAGGAATTGATATCAGTTATCACCAGGGGGCTATCGACTTTAGCAAAGTGAAAAAATGCGGAATCGACTTTGTAATCCTGAGATCAAGTTATCGTAAAACAACTGATACAAGATTTTTTGAGTATGTAAAGAAATGTAAGGCGGTAAACCTTCCTATTATAGGGGTATACCATTTCATTTATGCGCTCAGTGAAACACAGGCACTCGCCGAAGCTCAGTTTTGTGTTTCACAGGTTAAAAAAGCAGGACTTGGAAAGGACATATACATTTTTGCCGATTTTGAGGGTGATACAGTTCTCAAAGCCAAAAAAGCAGGAGTTACTTTAGGAAAAAGCGAATGCAATAAATTCACAGAGATCTTCTGTAATTATGTGAAATCTCAGGGATATAAACCGGGTGTTTATGCCAATGGTGATTATTATAAGAACTGGTATTCGAAAGATTTACTTTCTAAGTATCCGATTTGGCTGGCCGATTATGAGGGAGGTCCTGATTTTGCATGTATCATTCAGCAGTTTACGGATTCTGGGCGAATTGCCGGAATTAATGGAAACGTAGATATGAATCACTGGTATGGTGAATCTACTGGCAATGTGAAAGTACGATCCCGTCAGGCTGTAGTCGATCTTATCTGTTCTTGGGAAGGACTGAACGAAGCAGATGGTTCTTATAAGAAAATTGTAGATATCTACAATTCATATACAGGTACTTTCCCACGCGGCGTGAAGATGAAGTACGGGTGGGCCTGGTGCGCTTGTACATGGTCTGCCGCTGCTATCAAACTCGGTTATACCGACATTATGCCTATTGAAATAGGGTGCGAAGAACTTATCAATCGGGCCAAGAAAATGGGTTGTTGGGTAGAAGCGGATGATTATGTACCAAGCATCGGAGATGCAGTGTTGTATGATTGGGACGATAATGGAATTGGCGACTGCACCGGATACGTCGATCATATTGGAACCATTGTCGAAGTACATAAGAGCCTTGGCTATTCCGTCGCGATGGAAGGTAACTATAAAGATGCGGTTCGTAGACGTAAACTTGCTATCAATGGCCGGTATATCAGAGGATACGTCACACCGAAATATACGGACAATACCATTTCATACGTTCCTCCATCAAAGACCGATACAACAGTGAAATCTGAAAGGAGCGGTTATATGTTTAATCCAGAAGTTGTGAAGAATGGTTGTAAAGGCACTTCCGTTCTTTTAGTACAGGAAATTCTCAAATCTAGGGGATTCAAAGGATCTGATGGTAAAGATCTCAGCCTTGATCGAGAAGCAGGTTCGAACACCATCTATGCTATTAAGCAGTATCAGAAATCCAGAGGGCTTACTGTTGATGGTGTTTGTGGTACAAATACATGGAAAGATCTTATCGCAATCTAACGAGGTAATACATGATTGAATTCAGACAAAAGGGAGATTTCTCGAAACTTTCAAAGTTCCTTGAGAGAGTAAAAGAAGCGGCCAGAATTGGCGACCTGGATAAATACGGGCGAGCTGGTGTGGCCGCCCTTTCGTCTGCAACGCCGGTAGACACAGGTAAGACCGCCGCTTCATGGACTTATGAGATAAAACGTCAAAATGGATCTGTATCCATAGAATTCCATAATACAAATGTGAATAAAGGAGTTCCAATCGCTATTATTTTGCAGTACGGACATGTTACCGCAACCGGGGGCTGGGTAGAAGGAAGAGATTATATCAATCCTGCTATTCAGCCTATTTTTGATCAGATTGCCAATGATGCATGGAAGGAGGTTACCGGAAAATGAGTGAGACAATAGACAGTAAAGTCGTAGAATTGCGGTTCGACAATAAAGATTTCGAAGCAAATACTCGGATCACCATGTCAACTCTTGATAAACTTAAAGAAAAATTGCATTTTCCAGGAGCTTCCAAGGGTCTTGAGGAAATTGGGGATACTGCTAAAAGAGTTGATTTCTCAGGTATGAGCAGTGGTGTAGAAACTGTTCAGGCTAAATTGTCAGCCATGCAAGTCGTCGGTATTACCGCATTGCAGAATATTACAAATGCGGCCATGACAGCCGGTAAACAGCTTACAGATGCTATTACCATTGATCCAGTAAAAGACGGATTTGCGGAGTATGAGACTCAGATGAATGCGGTTCAGACTATTCTTGCAAATACACAGAAAGAGGGCACTAATGTTGAGACTGTCAATAAAGCCCTTGATGAATTGAACACATATGCTGATAAGACTATTTATAACTTCACGGAAATGACTCGTAACATTGGTACGTTTACAGCGGCCGGTGTTAAACTTGATGCCTCTGTATCAGCGATTAAAGGTATCGCCAATCTTGCGGCTGTCTCTGGTTCAACTTCTCAGCAGGCATCCACTGCAATGTATCAGTTATCCCAGGCGCTTGCCGCTGGCAAAGTTCAGCTCATGGACTGGAACTCAGTAGTTAACGCCGGTATGGGTGGTCAGGTATTTCAGGATGCCCTTATTCGAACTTCTGAGCATCTGCAGACCGGAGCTAAAGCTGCCATCGAAGCGCAGGGATCATTCAGAGAATCATTACAGGATGAATGGCTTACCACTGATGTTCTTACCCAGACACTCGATCAGTTTGCTACAGCAGCTGATACGCAGGAAGAATATAACGCAGCTATCCAGAAATTTGTTGATCAGGGATATACCCAGGAACAGGCTAAAGAAATGGCCGATATGGCCAAAACCGCCGGTGACGCAGCTACGAAAGTTAAGACATTCACTCAGCTTATCGATACATTAAAAGAAGCACTTGGATCAGGATGGACAAAAACGTGGCAGCTCATAGTTGGAGATTTTGAAGAAGCCAAGGAAGTTTGGACCAAAGTCAGCGATGTTCTTGGCGGTTTTATCAATAAAGCGTCAGATGCACGTAACGCTATCGTGGAAGCTGCAATGGGTAATCCATACAGTGATCTTGCTAAAAATATTCAGAAAGTAACAGATGCCACAAGTGATTACAAAGACATTGTTGACTCTGTTATCCGAGGTAACTATGGTAATGGACAGCCACGATTTGATAAGCTTGCGTCTGAGGGATATGATTGGGCAAGAGTACAGAATTTAGTTAATGAGCGACTTGGATGTTCTTTTCGGTATACTGAAGAACTTACCACTTCTCAGGAGGATCTTAATAAAGAGCAGGAGAAGACCATTGAGTCAATTCTCAAAATGTCAGATGCTGAGCTGAAAAAGAATGGTCTTACTAAAGAGGATGTGAAAGCCCTCAAAGAATTACAAAAGCAGTCTGAGAAAACGGGAATACCAATCACTGATCTTATTAATAATATTGATCAGCTGAGTGGAAAAGAGTTACTTCATGGATCAGTGGCCAATATGGGCAACGCATTAATCAACCTTTTTACCGAGATACATAACGCATGGCAGGAAGTGTTTGATCCGGTTTCTGCAATGACATTGTATAACATCATTGCAAACATGCATCGAATCACTTCAAAGTTTTTGAAATTCACAGAAGATAACGGGGACGAGCTTACGAGGACGTTGGCTGGTCTTTTTGCTTTATTGGATATCATTCGCCAATGCCTTGGAGGGTCTTTGAAATTTTCAATCAAAGCCATCAATGCAGTTCTTAGTGTATTTGGTATGAATACCCTGGATCTCACAGCAGATCTTGGCGACTTACTGGTGAAATTTGATAAATGGCTGAAGAAAACAGATCCATTTATGCAAGGGTTTACAAAGGTCGGAGAAGGAATTAAATTCATCATCGAACAGTTTCAGAAACTCAAGGAATATCTTGATACGATTCCAGAATTTCAGGCATTCACTGCGGAACTGGATAGTTTTAAGGAATCCTTGAAAGGATTATCGTTTGAAGATGTATTGAAGCGTTTTGAAAAATTTGTAGCATATCTTGAAAACAAACTTCCGAAAGGAATGAAAAACGTCGGTAAAAATGTTATTTCCGGATTCAAAAACGGATTGTCTTCAGGTAAAACAGAGATTCCGAAAATACTATCCAATATTGGTATCCGACTTCTCAAAGCGATTAAGAAAGTGCTTGGTATTCACTCTCCTTCGAAAGAGATGGAGAAAGTTGGTGAGTACACTCTTTCCGGTCTTTGGAACGGTCTTACATCTGGAAAAGATAAGATTGTTGATTTCTTTAAGAATCTTGGATCTGACATGCTTGATAAGTTGCAAGGGGTTAACTGGAGCAGTGTCATAGCCAGTGGTATTGGTGTAGGCGTTGTTTTGGGTCTTAAACGGTTATCTGATATCGTGGATAAAGCTCTTAGTCCAGCTGAAGGAGTTGGAAAGGTTCTTTCTGGAGCCGGAGAAGTTCTTGAGGAATCAACAAAGAAGGTTCCGAAAATTTTGAATAATGTTGCCAAAGTCGTGAAGAGTTTTTCAAAAGTTCTCAAAGCTAAAGCGTTCAAAACCCGTGCTGAGGGTGTTAAGGATTTGGCAATTGCAATTGCTATTCTTGCTGGATCATTGTTCATTTTATCAACAATCAATACTGATGCACTCCACAATGCCGAAGAAGCCATGCTTATCTTAGTTGGCGTATTGGCCGTGATGACTTATGTTATGGATAAGCTGTCATCTGCTTCTGCGTCTATCGGAAAAGGCGGAGTTAAAATTGATGGTTTGAAATCTGGATTAGCAGGTTTAGGTATTGCTATATTACTCATGGCTGAGTCAGTTAAGATTCTTGGTAAATTGGACAAAGATGAAATACATCAGGGAATGTTTAATGCTGGACTCTTGCTCACAGGCATTATGGCAATCATTGGTTTGTACGGTGCTCTTGTGGAAGGCGAAGCGGCTAAGAACATAGATAAAATGGGTAAAACTGTCAGCAAGATTGGTAAAACAATGCTGTTGATCGTAGGAGTTATCAAATTATTTAGCATGTTATCACCTGATGAAGTTGATAAAGGACTTGAATTTGCTGGTGTGTTTACCGGATTCGTTATCGTTCTGGCTGCCATATCGTATCTCGCTGGCGATAATATCGATTCACTTGGTAAAACAATCAAATCTATAGTCGTATCTATGGGGCTTATGATTGGGGTTGTAAAACTTGCAGGTCAGTTGAGTCCAGACGATATGATAAATGGTATCAAGTTTGCAGGAGCTTTTTTGGCATTTATTGTCGGTCTGGAACTTATAGGTAAGTTTTTAGGTGGGAAATCAATCGATGGATTGGGTAAAATGTTGTTATCCGTATCACTCTCAATGCTAATCATGATTGGGGTTGTAAAACTTGCAGGTCAGTTGAGTCCAGACGATATGATAAATGGTATCAAGTTTGCAGGAGCTTTTTTGGTATTTTTATCAGCTCTTATTAAAATTACATCCAAAGGTGGCGAAACTGTAAAACTGGCTGGAACACTACTTGCGGTATCAGTCGCGATTGGACTTCTTGCCGGAATATCAGTTCTGCTTGGCCTTGTTGATACGGAGCAACTTGCAAAAGGTGTTATTGCAGTCGCAGTCCTTGGCATAATCATGACGAGAATGATCAAAGCCACGCAAGGTGCGAATGACGTAAAAGGAAATGTTATCGCTATGGCAGTTGCTATAGGAGTTATGGCTGGCGCAGTAGCCGCATTATCCTTGATCGATTCGATTAAGCTTGCCATCGCAACAGCATGTTTAGGAGCGCTTATGGGAATGTTTGCACTCATGGAGTTAGCTGGAAGTAAGGCGTCAGGTTCTATCATCAGTCTGATTGCTATTACAGCAGTTATAGTGGTACTTGCTGGTGTTTTATATCTTCTTCGTGATTTACCAGTAAAGAATTCACTTGCTGTAGCGGCGTCACTGTCGATATTATTGCTTGCTATGTCTGTAACACTTGGACTACTGAGTATTGTTGGTGCTGCGGCATTACCTGGTTTGGTCTCTTTAGCTGTGGTTACGGCGGTCGTAGCTGCTTTAGCATTTATTTTATACCAGTTAAAAGACCTAGATCCTGATCAGGCTCTGGGTATGGTAAAGGCTTTATCTATTTTCTTATTAGCATTATCTGGATGCTGTGTCGTTTTGGCTGTTGTTGGTACGGTTGCTGTACCAGCTTTAATCGGTGTGGCGGTCCTTTCGGCACTGATATTGGCTCTTATTGGTTTAACTGCTTTAGCTGCTCATATCAGTAAGACTTTGCCAGATCTTGGTAAGAATCTTGGTGACTTTATGAAAAATGCCAAGCCGTTTATAGAAGGAGCAAAAAATATCGATGAGTCTGTCGGAAAAGGAGTTAGTTCATTATGTGGAGCGATTCTGAAACTGACGGGAACTGAGATAATCAGTGCGGTAACTGCATTTCTTTCGGGAGACGCCTCGTTCTCAAAATTTGGTTCACAGTTACAGGCCTTTGGTAAAGCCATAGTTGCTTATGCAAATACCGTAAAAGGAATTAATGCTGAGGATATTCTTGCGTCTGCAAAAGCGGCCAAAGCCTTAGTTGCACTTAACGATGCGCTTCCGAAGAGTGGCGGTTTATTCGGAATGATAACCGGTAACAAAGATCTTTCAAAACTTGCCGGACAGCTGAAATCCTTTGGAACAGGATTGAATGACTACTCAAAAACTTTAACAGACGTGAATCCGGAAAAGGTATCCGGTGCTTCAGAAGCAGTTAAGAGTCTTGTTGAAGCAGTTAATGCCACGGATTCTGTAAGAGCAAATGGCGTTGGAACGTTTGTACAGGCTATTGATACACTTGCGGAAACAAACGTCAAGGGATTCATGAATGCATTCAAGGATTCCTCCTCCGATGTACGAAACGTCGGAAGCACACTTACGTCGTCATTGGCCAAGGGAATGAAGTCCAAAACATCAGCGGTTACATCGTCAGCAGCGAAAGTCGTTGACTCCATGGAGACAGCAATGTCTTCAAAAGAAAAAGAATTCCAGAGAATTGGCGTTGCGCTTATCTCAGCATTTGCTCTTGGTATTCAGGCACAGACTACACAGGCTGTGAATGCTGCCACGTATCTCGGCACAGCGTCTGCTTATGGGGTTAGTCAGGCATATACAAATTTCTATATGAACGGTATTAACCTTGGGTCAGGTCTTGTGATCGGTATGAATGCTATGCAGAATTCTGTGTATAACGCGGGTTATGCACTTGGACAGGCTGCTGTAAGAGGTGAGAAAGCAGGTCAGAAATCCCATTCACCGTCAAAACTTACGATTCAGGCTGGTAAATGGCTTGGTGAAGGTTTGATCATTGGTATGAATGCTATGGAATCAAAGACCTATGATGCTGGACAGAACATGGGTGAAACCGCGTTTGCATCAATCCGTAAAGCATTATCCGGTATGAATGACTTGGTTGATTCCAATATGGACACTTCACCGACTATCAGACCGGTGCTGGACCTCACGAATGTAAAGGCGGGAGCCGGACAAATGAATGATCTGTTTTCAGATCCATCATTCACTCCTTTAGCAACTTTAAGAGCTATTGGTAATTTATCAAACCGAAACCGTCAAAATGGAAATTCTGAGGAAGTAGTACGGGCGATTGGTAAACTTGAAAAAAGTCTTAAAAGTGTTGGTAACACTTATAACAGCATCAACGGAATCACATATGACAATGACAGTGAAATTTCTGAAGCTGTAGAAACACTTGTTAGAGCAGCAACCGTAGGAAGGAGGCGATGATTTTGTCAGATGACTTTACCGATAACTATGCGAATGCGACCACGAATTTTAATTCCAGTGTCAGCATTAATAAAATTGGTCTTCAGCAGGGGACGGATAGGACTGTTTACATTGAATGGCAGTGGGGGCAGGAAAATAGTACAAAAGAGTATAAAGTAATTTGGTATTACCGTACTTCAAACGGTACGACTTTCATCGGCGATGAATCCACAACAACTCATCCGAAAGCTACATACACCGCTCCTTCAAATGCGGCTGCGGTCAGTGTCAAAGTTCAGCCTATTGCCAATACTCGAAAAGTTAACGGGAACGATTGCCTATGGTGGACAGCACAATGGTCAAAACTTAAAAATTACAGTTTTTCTGCGAATCCGCCAACGAAACCTTCTGCGCCTACGGTTACTGTAAGCAAACAGAAACTTACAGCTAGACTGGATAACCTGGATGTTCATGGAACATATATCGAATTTTATGTTGTAAAAAACGATAAGTCCAGGTATAAATCCGGAAAAGCCAAAATTATCAGTAACTCTGCGTCATGGTCATGCACATTGGCTGTTGGCGCAGATTACAAAGTGAAATGCCGTGCTTGGAGAGGTAAACTACACAGTGACTGGTCTGATTATTCATCCAGTGCTTCTTCGAGTCCGGCTACCCCAAAAGCAATCAGAACTCTGAAAGCTTTATCAGATACGGGAGTAACTTTAAGCTGGTATAGCGTGCATAATTGTACAAAGTATGAGGTGCAGTATACTACAAACAGAACCTACTTTGCGAGCAATCCAGATCAGGTTCATACCAGAACTGTTGAGGGGGTTACACACACCGAAATCACCGGTATCGAAACAGGATATCAGTATTTCTTCAGAGTTCGAGCTTACAACAGTAATGATCAGGTATCTGGATGGACTGCTGTTAAATCTCTGAAACTCGGTAAATTACCGGCAGCTCCAACCACATGGTCATCTACCACAACGGCAACAGTGGGAGAGAGTGTCAGATTATACTGGGTTCATAATTCAGAAGACAATTCGAGTCAGACCTATGCTCAGCTTGAAACAGTGATTGATGGTGTGAAAAAGACTGAAACCATCAAGAATACAAAAACTGGAGATCACATCGACGACACCAGTTATAAAACCTTGAGCACGTCTGCTTATTCAGAGGGAACCAAAATATTATGGCGTGTTCGAACAGCCGGTGTTACCGGAAAATATGGGGACTGGTCAGTTCAGCGAACGATCAATGTGTACGCAGTACCAACGCTACAGCTCAATATGGTCGATTCAGCGGGGTCTGATATAGAGACTCTGGAATCGTTTCCCTTCTATATAAAAGGGGAAGCAAGTCCAGTAACTCAAAATGTACTTGGATATCATCTTTCAATCGTTTCGACACAGACATACAGCACCAGTGATCGTACCGGAAATAACACTATTATAAGCCGGGGGGAAGAAGTATATTCGGAGTTCTTCGATACAGATCAGGATTTAATGGTTGAATTGTCAGCTGGAAACATTGATCTGGAAAACAATATCACGTATAGGGTTTCATGTACTGTTTCGTTGGATTCCGGACTTACAGCAAGCGATGAGCTGGAATTTGATGTAGCTTGGACTGATCGGAACTATGGTATTAACGCCGATATTGGATATGACGCAGATACTTACTCCTGTTATATCAGACCATACTGCATAGATGAAGATGGAAATCCAATCCATAATGTTACTTTGGCTGTATATCGAAGAGACTATACTGGCGAACTCATTGAAATAGCCAGCGGTCTTGAGAATACAGAAAACATCTATATCACCGATCCACACCCGTCGTTGGATTATGCTCGGTACAGAATTGTCGTTACAACTGATGATACTGGTGCGGTAAGTTATTACGATCCTCCGGGATACCCGATCAAAGAAGTGGCTGCAATCATACAGTGGGATGAGACATGGTCTGATTTAATAACTTCGGATGTGGATGAAGCTGATATTCCAGAAGAGCCATCATGGTCCGGATCGTTAGTTCGGTTACCGTATAATCTTGATGTGTCTGATAAAAACGGTGTTGATGTGTCGGTTGTGGAATATATTGGCCGGAAGCGTCCGGTATCCTACTACGGTACGCAGCTTGGCGAAACCTCGTCTTGGAAAGTCGAAATTCCAAGGAATGATACCGAAACTTTATACGCTTTACGAAGACTGGCGATCTATACAGGGGATGTTTATGTGAGAGAACCGTCTGGAAGCGGTTATTGGGCATCTATTTCGGTATCGATCAGTCAGACACATTGTGAAGTATCGATTCCGGTGTCGCTTGATATCACAAGAGTGGAGGGAGGTATTTAACATGCCAGATTGGACTCAATCCATGGAACAGACTTTCGAGTATTACATAGTGGACCCTGGGTCTTGGTGTGATAAAGCCCAACTCACAGATGTAATACAGAGTAATATCGAATGGGATTCAGACGCAGATACACTCGGATCGGCAACGTTTGATATGAACAGTTTGCTCGGTGAATGCTACATACGAGTGTATCTCATAACAATTCAAAATGTAATAAAAGAGAAGTTTCCAATGGGCACTTTCCTGGTACAAACACCGAAATCAAATTTCGATGGGAGATATCAGAAAGTGTCCATCGACGCTTATACTCCATTATTGGAGTTAAAAGAAAATCCTCCGCCTATTGGGTATTCAATTTTAAAGGGCGGAAATGTTATGAGCAATGCATACAAAATCCTTCGTGATAATATGCGTGCTCCGGTAGTTGAAACAACTGCCACCGATAAACTCTACAATGATTTTGTGGCAAACACGAGTGATTCCTGGCTAACGTTCACGAAAGATCTTGTTGCAAATGCCAAATACAATTTAGGACTTGATGAAATGGGCCGTGTTCTTTTCCTTCCGGATCAGGACGCGGCTTCTTTACAGCCTGTTTGGACATATACGGACGATAACAGTTCAATTCTATATCCTGATACCAGCTTAGAACACGATATTTATGGGATACCGAACGTCGTAGAAGTCCTTTATTCCGGAAGCCACGATAATTATTACGCAAGGGTTGTTAATAATGATCCGAATAGTCCCACATCAACGGTTAACAGAGGTCGTGAAATCATTCACCGTGTTACTGATTTACAGCTCGCTGGAGAACCTACTGACCGTCAGATCAAAGATTATGCGACCACTTTATTGTCTCAGCTTTCATCAGTCGAGTATACATTGACGTATTCGCATGGATATTGTCCGGTACGTCTGTACGATTGTGTCCGACTGAATTATGAAAGAGCTGGATTGATTGACATTAAAGCGAAAGTAACAAAGCAGTCCATAGAGTGTACACCAGGCTGCAAAGTAACAGAAACAGCTGTGTTTACTACGAATCTATGGAGGTGATGTCTGATGGCGTTATCAAAAGATTTGATTTCGCAGTTTGTAAAAGCTACGAATGATAATAAAGATCAGGCTGAAGAGACAACCCTCTACGGGACTATTGTCGAGAACGGCGGAGTAAGGTACGTCCGATTAGATGGGTCCGAGCTACTTACTCCGTATACTTCAATAGTTGCAGTTAATGTTGGTGAAAGAGTCCGGGTATCCATTGGTAAACATACCGCCGTTGTTACAGGAAATATATCTAGTCCAGCGGCTCGAAGCGGTGATGTTGATGATTTGAACACCAAAGTCACCGAGTTTGAAAGTGTGGTGGCTGATAAGGCTACTATTAAAGATTTGGAGGCACAAAAAGGCCGAATCGATAATCTGGTAGCTGATAATGTAACAATCAAAAAGCAGCTTACTGCAGATTCAGCAGATATCAAAGATCTGAAAGCAGATAATGTTGAGATAAAAGGAACTCTACAAGCCAATTCAGCTGAGATAGATAACCTTAAATCTACGAAAATTGATGCTGAAGTTGTTGAAGCGAATTATGCTACAATAAAGAATCTCAGTGCCGCTACAGCAGATATTAAAGATTTAAAGGCTAAGAATGCGGAAGTCACTGGCAGGTTGGAAGCCAATGAGGTAGATATTAAAATCCTTAAATCAGACACTGCTGAAATTTCACAGTTGGTCGCTGGTAAAGTTGATGTCATCGATTTCAATGCCGAGAAAGGCCGGATCGATTCTCTTGAAGTCAAGCAGACCCAAACGGATGAGCTGGTCGCAAAGAAAGCGGATATCGACCTTGCAAATGTAAACAATGCATGGATTCAAAATGGAATTATTAAAGATGGTTCCATAGGATCAGCGACCATCCATGATGGTGCAATCACCAATGTGAAAATTGCTGATGCCAGTATCGAGGCCGCGAAGATAAAGTCTATCAATGCGGATACTATTACCGCCGGTACGATTAAAACAGATCGGCTTATCATCACGGGTCCTGATGGAGAAGACTCTATTGTAAAAGCTATTAATCTCGCAAATGGTGTATCAGAAGCCGATGTTAACAGTCAAAAGATTCAGGCGGCATCCATAGATGTCATAGATCTTTCGGCATTCAAAGCAAAAATTGCCGGCTTTGATATGAATGGTAATGCTATTTATAGCGGAAAAGAATCTATAAAAGACCCTACGAGTGGTATTTACATATCGACAACAGGTATCGGAATGGGCGATGGAGCTCTTACCGGAAAGAACGAATCTCCTCTGCAAGCATATGCAGATGGAAGCTTCAAACTTATCGGTAAGAACTCCTTTTTTGATTTTAACACAGTTACTGGAGAACTGAATATCGAAGCAAGCAGTTTTAAAGTAGCCTCTAAGTCAGTTGCTACGAAAGACGATATTAATGAGGTACGAGATGAAATCACTACATTTTTAAGTATCGAGTCATCTAAAGGAACGGCATTTAAAAATAACAGTGTATCGACTATACTGTCAGTCGTTATATATCACGGAAAAGATAGAGTAGAAGATCCAGACCGTATGAGAGAAGTGTTTGGCTCTTCAGCATATCTTCAGTGGTATTGGCAGCGACTTGATGATGAAACATACGGAGTGATATCATCGACTGATTCGAGATTCAGGAATGAAGGCTTTCAGTTTGTGTTGTCGCCAGATGATGTCGATGTGAAAACTGATTTCAGATGTGAATTGATTACATAGGAGGAGATATGGATAAAACACAGCAACTCATGGTATTCGCCATTGATGATAAGCTCAGATTCCCAAATCCAAGAGACACCGATGCCGAGGATGAAGACGGTATCTAATTAAAACAACACTGAATAGATATATTTTAATGGACTCAATTCTTATCGCAAGGGTTGGGTCTATTTTTTATGCGTAAATTTCAAAAGGAGGTTTACTTTGCTGTCAAAAAAAAAAAAAATGCGTGGTGGATAAGTTATGTTAGTCAACATTTTTGATGGAGTTTGGAACAATGGGTATTTAATGCCGGGCGGTAGGAATTTAATAGTCGGCTCGTCTAATGGCGACATCCGCCAATGGAAAGAATATGGCTGGTTAGGAAAGCTTTATCAATACTCCGAAGAAACACACGCATATAAAATTACCGCTGTGCATGGCTGGCATTGCTGCTATTATACTGATTTGATTGACTATATTGGTAAAAAAGTAACCGCGTCCATGCAAGCGAAATTGATATCTGCCGAGACCACCTCCACTAATACCAATAGTTCGTTTATGTTATCCAATAACTTTATCGTTGGGGGATATCATGACATTGAAGCAACAATCTATAAACCGCAGCAAGATACCTGGTTGACGATATCAAAAACTTTCGTACTTAATGAAACTGGGCAGTTCGGTATTGGCGTACAGTGTCAACCGGAAAATGCGGGTGGCCAAACTGCATGGTTAATAAAAGATCTGAAACTCGAACTCGGCACCGTCGCTACTGACTGGACTCCGGCTCCGGAAGATACATTCTCCGAAGGAACCCTTCATCCTAACTCCATATTCACGAACTATATTCCGGTTAAGAAAAATACACAATATGTATATGGTTTATCCACTGAAAACCAACTTCCGGCTCATAAAATACGATATTTCAATTCTGACGGAACATATCTGAAAGAGATTGACTTGAGTAATGCTTCTCAAAATGGTTTAAAAACAGTAACCTTTGATGACGATTATTCAATTCAGCTCATGTTTCCCGATGGATTAACCGATGAAAACAAAAAGACTTTCAAATTCAAGGAGGAAAACAACATGGCAGTTAAAGCAGGTAATCAGATTACCCTTGTCGATATTACAGATGCGTATTCAGTTATGCTTACGAGTGAAGCGTATACTTTCGTTGGCGGTACAGGAGGCGTAGGCGCAAATCAGTCTTGTACCACCGAGGCAGTTGCTTTTTGTGGTAATAATCAGTGTTCTGTGGTGACTGTGGATGCGAAATCAATTGTATGCCCGACCGGTATCAGTGCGGCTGTATCCAACAGTGGTACTTCAAAGGTAACGATCAAATTTACAACCACTGCGACTGTAAATGCGGCTTGTGAAGCAACTATTCCAGTATCTGTCGACGGTATCACAATTAATAAGAAATTCTCTTTCGCAGTTGCCCGTACAGGTAATACCGGAGCCACCGGAAAAGGTATTAAAGGAACACCGGTTACTGAATATGTTGCGTCAACTGGTAATACGACCCCGCCAACATCAGGCTGGTCTACGTCAATTCCGTCAGTAGCTCAGGGACAGTATCTGTGGACAAGAGTAACAACCACCTATACGGATAACACAACTTCTGTAAGTTATAGTGTTGCAAAACAGGGATCTACAGGTGCTACCGGAACGACCGGATCTCAGTGGTATGCAGGTACAGGTATCACAGGCACTTCTACCACAGCCACAGCTTTTGCTGATTCAGGTGTCGCAAATGCCAGAGTTAACGATATGTACCTCAACACATCCACTGGAAATACGTATAAATGTACAGTTGCAGGTAATGCTACAAATGCCAAATGGATTTATGCTGGTAATATCAAAGGTGTCCAGGGTGATAAAGGTAATACAGGCGCTACCGGTAATGGAATCTCCAAAGCTGATATTACATATGCATCATCCAGTTCAAACACATCAGCGCCTACATCTGGATGGCAGAGCACTCCGCCTTCCGTAAGCCCTGGCCAGTATCTGTGGACCAAAACAGTCTTTACATATACGAATGGCGGAACCGCTACTCAGTATAGTGTTGCTAAGCAGGGTAACACAGGTGCCGCAGGAGCCGATGCTATTACAGTATCAATCACTTCTTCCAACGGCACTGTATTTAAGAACAATTCCGGATCAACAGTCCTGACTGCTCATGTATATAAAGGAGCGGTTGAACAGACCGTGGCTGATAACGGTACTGTTTCCGGACTCGGTACTATCAAATGGTATAAAGTTGGTAGCGATACAGCAGTTGCCACTGCCAAGACGCTTACTGTATCAGCAAACGATGTAGATAATACTCAGGCGTACACTTGTCAGCTTGAGGGATAAGGAGGTGCCAGGCGATGGCAGTAAAAGCCAAAGCTGAGATAACTCTCTATAAAATTATATCTGTCGACAAAGTGGTGCGATATTATCTGCTCCAGTCCTCTACATTAGCGGCTCCATCCAAACCAGCGGATGGGGCTGTTATTGGTAGTAACTGGAGTAAAACTGAACCGTCCTATACCTCTGGTTCAACCAGTACGTTATATTTTGTTGATCAAACAGTTCTGAGTAACGGGACGCTGAAATATTCCGAAGTATCCAAGTCAAGCAGCTATGAAGCAGCGAAAGAGGCCTGGAATAAAGCGAATAATGCTCAGAAAACAGCTGATAGTGCAAATAGCAAAATCGATGGATTGCAGGTTGGTGGTAGGAATTTAGCCAGGAAAACATCTTCTGATTGGTCGAGTTGGATTATTCCAGTAGCCAATAAAGCCAATATATGTGCTTCATTAACTAGCATTTATCCAGGTGATAAAAAAGTTGGAGATATTTTCACAATAACATTTGATATAGAAGTTAAAAAATTTACAGCAGGTTCTGGTGGTACTTTCAACATATTTTTCCAAGGAGCTGTTGATGGCGCATGGAAAGTAAGCAATCCCTTCGTCAATATATCGCCCGTTTTCGACTTTAAAACTAAAGCGCTTGCTGGAGATTTTACAGAACGCGTTTCAGCCACATGTAAAATAATCAACGACAATCAAGCATCCGCAAAGAAGTTTGATTTTGATGTTAGATGTGATTATTCTGATGGAACTGGCAAATACAGAATAAAAAATCTAAAAGTGGAAAAAGGAAATAAAGCTACCGACTGGACACCGGCTCCGGAAGATGCTATGGCCGACACTTATCAGGAATACTATCTCTCTACATCCCAGACAGCCTTATCCGGTGGTTCCTGGTCAACTACAGCTCCTACTTGGGCGAATGGTAAGTATATGTGGAGCCGTACAGTGAAAGTGGATGGTGCTGGCAACAAGACCTATACCCCAAGTCAAAATGGAGTTTGTATCGCTGGAGCCAAGGGGGACACCGGAGCTTCTGGTAAAGGTATTAAATCTACGGCGATCACATATCAGCTTAGCGCGTCTCAGACGAAAGCCCCAACCGGTACTTGGTTGAGTTCTCCGCCAAAAACTGACATAGCTACTCCTTATTTATGGACGAGAACTGTGATTACCTATACAGATAACACGACTTCTACGTCCTATGGCATAAGTAGTACGCTCGATAGTCTGATGGTAGGCGGTAGGAATCTGTTTAAACATTCTTCACTCGTGGGGGAGCAACTTGTTTGTGATGATATTAGCGGTTGTAATTCTGTTGGTACAATGAAATATGAGGATTCTGGATACCACCTAGTGACTCCGAATGCCGGTAATTCCAACAATGGTATTCTGTTTAAATTTAACGATATTTCCACTTTAGGATTGAAAAAAGGCGATACAATCACATTTAGTATCGATGTGAAAGGAACGTCTGACGAACATAATCCTTTCTTAAAAATATGGTTGCCGAAAGACGATCCAGATGCTTGGTGGGTCGGCGATCAATCGGACAACAGTGAATTTGTTCCAACTAACGAATTTAAAAGGGCTTCTGTTACCTTCACAATACCAAACACTTATGAACTTTCTTATATTTTCTTTGGTGTACATGGAAACATACAGTCAGACTTATACATTCGAAATGCCAAGCTCGAAAAAGGCACTGTCGCCACCGACTGGACACCGGCTCCGGAAGACCTTGAAACAAGAGTATCCAATGCTGAAACGGCCATCTCAAATAACGCAAAAGAAATCAAGCTTAAAGCTTCTCAGGATAAAGTAACTACTATATCAGACAACTTGAAAGTTCTCACAAAAACTTCTACCGAATTTAAACAGACGGTAGAGGGCTGGCAGTTGAATTGGGATAAGTTGATAAGCACTGATAACGCCGAGGTAGCAAGTCATCAGGATTATATTACTTTTGATAAAGGTGATATTATTCTTGGAGAGTCATCGAATGATCTGAAATTGAAGATTACTAATGATTCAATTCAGTTTAAAGGCACCAGTAATACGGAAGTGACGCCAGATTCTGATGCTACAGCATGGATTACCGGTAAAACATTCCACATTTCAGATGGCGAGATTCAAAATAGTTTGAAGTTTGGAAAATTATATTTAAAACCCAATAACGAAAATAACAGCGTAGATCTTTATTATAGCGATTCTGAATCCGATGTTATTTCAGGAAGTTATGTGCGACTTGGACAAACGATCTCAATGGGAAATGATATGGGAAGTGGTTTTTTAAAACTCAATACCGGATGTATACAAATGTATCCAACAACATTAGCGGACACGATTGGCAATGGCAATACAGGAAAATTTGAATTACATGCTGGAGGTAGTTATCCGTATATAATTTTTGGAGACTACAATACAAATGATGAAGCGAAAAAAGAAAAAGGCCGATATTCGGTTCGTATTGGCGGTAGTAATGCTGTATCTGGAAATTGTTCGGTAGCTATTGGATATTCGTCTGATGTCTCAGGAAAAAATTCTACAGCTATTGGACATTATTTAAAAAACATTTCCGATAACCAGCTGTTGATTGGTAAATACAACATCTCAAGTGACTATCCTTTTATCATAGGTAACGGATCATCTGACACGGAACGTTCGAACGCTCTTACGGTTGATTGGGACGGAAATATCACAGGAAAAAGTCTTACATCCGCAAATGACCTTAAACTTGGGTTCGGGAGCTCGAATATTTTCAAGCCATATTTCACAAAAGGAGATTCAATCACTCTGACAATCTATGCGGTGGGATATGTTACTACCAGAGGTAAAGAGGTGGCGATGTATGTACCGTTATCCAGACCAATTATAGCAGGAGGGTCTGTCAGTGTCGCAAGTGTCAATGGGTTAACTATCCGTCAAAATGGAAAGTATCTTTATAGTAGTTCGGCAAGTAATTCTGTAAATCCGTCTTCGTTTAGAGCTGCTATAGTCGGAAGCGGATGCGGAGTTAATATCGTAGCTACATTTGGAAACACAGTCAATGCTACGGTTAATGACGTGTGTTCCATTACTGCAAGTATAAAAATCACATTCTCATAGGAGGACGTTTATGGCATTAAAAAAGAAAATAACACAGGACGATGGCGTTGTTACGGAATACCATCGAATTTTATACGTATTCAACGTTGTGAATAGCCATAGTTCCATATCGGTGGCGTCTCTTGTGTCTGATGTAATCAGGGGCAGAGAAAAGAGTGGTGACATCAGTGAACCGTACCAGAAAGTCGTTACATATGAAACTACTGATAAATGGGATATGACGGTAGAAGCAGCGTATGAATATCTCAAGACTCTCCCCGAATTCAAGGGAGCAGAAGACATTTAAGGAGGATTTCAACAATGGATTTTACAACATTAACTGAACATTTCGTACTGGTAGTCATGGTCGCTTGTCTGGTGGTAGGATATATCATCAAACACGCGACTTTTTTAAATAAGATTCCGAACACTGATATTCCGTGTATTCTGGCAGTAATCGGCGCCGTACTGAACGGGTTCGTAAGTGGATTCTCTATTGAATCAATCGTCTACGGAGCTGTTATGGGACTGGCTTCCACTGGACTGCATCAGGCATTTACACAGTTTATTGAAGGAAAGAATAATTCCGAGGAGGATAATGTAGATGGGGTTCACAATCACGAGTGATCAGATTATTTGGTTTTGCACGATTGTAGGCGGTATTTGGGGTATCTGGAAGATTATTAAAGAACTCCGAAAGCCGAATGAAGATCTTAGGCTTACTGTCAAGAAACATTCAGAGCTTCTTGATAATGACAATCGACGTTTAAAAAATTCTGAGGAAACCAACCGGAAGATTCTCCAGTGTTTGCTGGTCATCATCAATCATGAAATTACCGGAAACGGCATCGATACGATGAAAGAAACCAGGGATGAGCTACAGGAATATTTGATCAATAGGTAAGAGGCGTTAGTAGGAGTAACATTTAGGCTGTGTTAAGTCATTCGTATGTTACTCCTACATTTGCCATTAGAAACCCTTGATTTTACTGGATTCATCACACCCGCAGTCATTACAACCGCAATTTGTAGCCGCTAAGTCACTCATCGATAAGTCCTCCAGAATTTTGTTTACACTTCATCATATGGGTAGGAGATGTCCCTGGTTACAAAAAAGTTGACAGTATTTATTCGTTACGATATAATAAACACAATGTAACACTTTTGTAATTTTTGAAACAGAACTGATATTTTGTTATCGGGCATAAAGAAATGGGGAAAATTATGAAAAATCTCAGAGCAAGACAGTGGATGAAGGGACTGATGCTGGTATGTTTACTTCTGGCCGGCTGCGCTTTTTTTTCACATTCTGCAACTGAAGTACAGGCAGCAACTGCCGGTTTTAAGACAGTTGGAGGAAAGACATACTACATAAAAAGCGACGGCAGCAAACAAAAAGGCTGGCTGACACTTGGAAAATATAAATACTATTTTAATAAAACTACAGGTGTTCAGGTTAAGGGCTGGCTAAACGTAAATGGCCAAAAGACTTATTATTTTACCAGTCAGAAGGGAGCTATGGTAACTGGCTGGCTGACAGATTCCAGGAAGCGGAAACGATATTTTGATCCAAAAACAGGTAAACTGACCAGAGGCTGGATGAAAAACAGTAAAGGTGAGAAATACTATTTTACAAGTGGCGAAGGTATCATGGCTACTGGCTGGTTAAAAAACAGCAAAGGCCAGAAACGGTATTTTCACAGCACTTCCGGTGTAATGGCTACCGGCTGGCTGAAAAATACATCCAAAAATATCAGCTATTATTTTGATCCTGAAACCGGATATATGACTACCGGATGGAGGCGCATCAGCGGAAAGAAATACTATTTTTCTACCAGTAACGGTTCTATGGCTACCGGACTTAAAACTATTGATGGAAAGAAATATTATTTTAAAACAGATGGTTCTATGGCTGTCAGTACAACAGTAACCGTCAGTGGAGTTACTTATACAATTTCTTCGACAGGTGTAGCTACTGTTAAGACAAGCCATTCAAATCAGAATCTGAGTAATGGAAACGTAAAAGTTTATGACACTCAGAATTCCAGATATTACACAATGGTGAAAGAATACAAGACTCATCCGGGAATTGCTAACGGTAAGACAACAGACAAAGCACTTCTGGCTGCATTATGTGAATCCGAAGCAGGAGACCAGGGAAAGATTGGAATGGAAGCGGTAGCACTTTGTGTTCTTAACCGTACAATTAAAAAAGATAAAGAGTTTCCTTCCACAGTTCGCGGTGTAATTTACGAAAGCATGGTAAATGGTACTTATCCGCAATATTCTGTAGTTCGTGACGGAGCTCTTCTGAAACGTCTTAACGGCAATTTTGAGAACCGCACTCTTGCATATCAGGCAGCAAAAGAAGCAATGACGATTTTCAATAATTATGTCAAGAACGGGAAATCAAGAACTCTGACCGGATTTAAACAGAAAGATTTTAATTATATGTATTTTATGATGAACAGTTCTTTCAAAAAACAACCGTTAACTTTCAGCAAGGTTAAATACGAAGTTTATAAAGATCATACATTTTTTGTAGACTGGGTATAATGATACATTATCCCTGTCAGCAGCAGTACAGCTGCTGACAGGGGCTTTTTTTATCATAGACACAGGGAGGGAAAAATATGCATCCATATTTACAGGTGATCCTGTGGGCAGCAGGAATCGTTGTACTGTTTATTATCCTGATGGCATGGAACAACCATAAGTGGAAAAAAGCACAAAAGAACAGAATAAAGAGAATTTTTGGAAAAATCCCGGAAAGAGAATACTCTCCGGATGATCTGGAGCGTATCTCCCACTATTTTCGCAGAAAAGAAAACGGGAAATTTTATATTGATGATATTACCTGGAACGACCTGGATATGGATCGGATTTTTATACAGATCAATCAGACGGTTTCATCACCTGGAGAAGACGTGCTCTATAATATGCTCCGAAGACCCGTTTTCAACAAAGAAAAACTGGAAGAACGTGAGAAACTGATACATTTTTTTGATACCCACGAAAAAGAACGGACAGATCTTCAGCTGATCCTGGCTTCCATCGGGAAGACAAGGCTTGGTTCTCTGGCGGATACAGTTCTTGCCCTCAATGATGCACCGGTGATCAATATGAAAATCCATATTCTGATGCTGGCAGCACTCCTTTTGAGTATTTTTGTGCTGCTTCCATTGTATCCGATGGTGGGCTTTCTGGTGTTTATGTGTCTGATGATCGCCAATATCTCAATTTATTATGCCAGTGCAGGGCAGAAAGTTATTGAAACCTATATGGACTGCTTTAACCATCTTCTGAAAATGCTGGAAGCGGCAGACCAGATGCAGATCGTGAAATATCCGGAAGCCAGAAAACAGATGGAAGTGATTGCGGAAGGAAAAAAGGAATTCCGACGTTTCCGAAAAAAAGCCATTCTGATTACCGGAAAAAATGCAGATTCCGGGGACCCTTTCCAATTACTGATGAGTTATGTGCGGATGGTATTTCATGTGGATATTCTGGCATACAATTCCGTATTAAAGGAAATAAAAGATAAGGCCGATACGATCATGCTGCTGATTGATAATATCGGAGAACTGGATGCTTTGATTTCCGTAGCTTCTTTTCGCCGGACACTGACACTCTGGTGTATACCGGAATTTGTCCCGTGGACAGAAGAATCGGATACGGCGGTGCAGCTTAAAACAGAAGATCTCTACCATCCGCTGATCAGAAATCCGGTGGCAAACAGTATCATTGCAACGGGAGGCACCCTGGTTACCGGTTCCAACGCTTCCGGCAAATCCACATTTCTGAAAAATGTGGCGATCAACAGCATTCTTGCGCAGACTATCCACACCTGCACAGCAACCTCCTGTCGGGCACCATTTCTGAAGGTAATGACTTCCATGGCTCTGAGGGACGATATCAGCAGCGGTGAAAGTTATTTCATCGTAGAGATTCGTTCCCTGAAACGGATCCTGGATGAAAGCCGGAAAAAAGAACCGCTGCTCTGTGTGATCGATGAAGTTCTCCGGGGAACCAACACCATTGAGAGGATTGCGGCTTCCTCACAGATCTTAAATGCACTTCGGGGAAACTGGCTGCTTTCTTTTGCGGCAACCCATGATATTGAGCTTTCCTATATTCTGGATGAAATTTATACAAATTATCATTTCGAAGAGGAAGTCAGGGAACAGGAAGTGGTGTTTAATTATCTCCTCCAACCGGGAAGGGCAACAACACGAAATGCCATCCGTCTTCTGGATATGCTGGGATATGATCCAAAGCTTGTGAAAAATGCGGGAAATGCAGCGGCAGACTTTGAACGTACCGGTGTATGGACAAAAATTTCTTGCACTGGAGAAAAAGGACAGGTATAATCAGGAACAGCATAACTGTAAATTAAACCAAATCAAGTAAGTCCCCTGCGGGGTTGCGAAAAGCAATAAGCAGTGGGTGGGGACTTGCTTGTATCAGGAGGAGTGCAAGCTCCTCCTGATAAACTGCGGAGCAGTTATTTGGTGTAGAGCTACGTAGCGAA